TCTGAAGAGCACATGTAATCTCTGGATGTTCTAGATCACGCATTGGTCTTCTCCAATGCACGAACTCGTCTGCGCAGCTTCCGAATGATTTTTTCATTAGTTACAGGATCTCTATTCTGTAGAATGTTAATGCGTACTTTTAGTGCTTCGATAGTAGTCATATTACTTCCTCCTTAGTTGTGTTGGCAACCAAACAAAATTGCAATCTCGCCCATCGCAAGTGTCGTCATAAGCACAGAAGAAACACTGAGATTTTCCTGTTCTGGCACATTCCGCCCAGTCTGTCTCCATGTCCTGCAACATAGTTTTAAGTCTTAGAATTTCATCTTGCATGCTCTGTCGTTCAATTGCTATCTGTTCGTTATGCATTTTTGTTACCTGCCTTTTATTTAATGATGGAGCTGGTAGGGAATTCCGAGATCCCGACCTACGGATTACAAATCCGTCGCTCTGCCGCTGAGCTATACCAGCATAGATTAGGGGCGTAGTTAACACCCCTATATTTAATTTAATTTTCTACTTCAATGAGCTTAGAAAAATTAGAGATAACAGCGGAATTGTGAGTATAATTTTTATTCAAACTGTCACGTACATCTTGTAGGCTTGAACAATAATCATCAATCTCGCTAATAGTGTTTAATGTTTCCTGATTGGCAAGTTCGAGTCGCTTAATTGTACGACTAACAAGATCAATTGCGTCATTAGATTCGTCCTGTAGAGCATGTAGCTTAGACATCTTAGATTCGATAAAATCAACCGGCTTCTTGTGCTTAAACCATTCCATTTTGTTTAATTTCTCCTTTAAAAAGTTAATGTTAATGACCTTAAGGTTGGTCAGCCACACATAACACTATGCCATTTGTTCAGGTGGTACAGGTGGTGGGACTTGAACCCACACGTATAAACAACGGATTTTGAGACCGTCCTGTCTACCAATTCCACGCACACCTGTATATGGTACCGGGGACGGGATTCGGACCCGCAAGCTTGATGTGATCGCACCGACAGATTTTAAGTCTGTTTTCTGTTCCAGTTCGAATACCCCGGCATTTGGTTGCGAGAGGTTGGACTTGAACCAACGACCTTTAGCTTATGAGGCTAACGAGCTACCAACTGCTCCACTCCGCAATATTGGGCAGTTGTAACGTCATGCCCAGGACGCCGCTTAGTTGGGCGGATTTTCCTCCAAGTTGGATTTAGCGAATACAATCATAAGCAAATATCCTCCTTTGGATTATTTCGAACTTGCTACTTAACAGCCACGAGGTCAACTTTAGGGCCTAGACTACTAACCCAAACCTATAATCGTGGATTTTGCAAAACTTTGTGGGCTCGATTCGTATTACAATAATATTCGAAATTTCTTAGCCCTCTTTATATCTTTAATGAACGACCTTTGACTAAAAATAAACCTTGAGTCTTGAGCCTTAAACCTTGAGCTTTTAACGTTAATCTTTACAGTCAATTTCATTATTAATATACATATCCAATAATATTATGTATTGTAATAATAATCTTCTCATCATAAAAGATCATTGTTTTTAGTAAGCTTAGCAGGCTTGTGCCTTGAAGGCTATTAGTAATCATTTTCTTTACCTTATTAATATCACTCTAAATGATTAAAAAAGAAGAGATAAGCAGTCGTTTAAAGTTTTCGTTAAGCAGCAAGTTAGTTTACTTAATACTCGAACTCAATAACAGTTAGTGCATTTGAGCAGCTTAGTGCAGCGTCAACTTCTGCATTGAACTCATTGATTTCAACATCCAGAGCCTCAATGACCTTTGCAATATCCATAGGATCTACAAGATCATAAGTATTGTTCTCGATGTAAGTCTTGCGAAGTGCCTTCATTACATCGCTGTCAACAGACATCTTAGATTCCTTGGGTTGTGCGGCAATCACTGCTAGCACATACTGTTCTGCCTTCTTTTCCAGAGCCTCACCACCATTACGGTTCAGTTCGTTCTGAGCAGAAACATAAGCAGAGTTCATCTGGCGCAGTAGAGCTGCCTTGAATTCCATTCCGTGGTTATGTTGTTCAATGGCTTCAGCCACAGTCATTTCCTTACCACCGATGGTAACCTTGGTAGTTGCGTTGGAAAGCACAACCGCTCTCTTCATTGCATCACGACGAGCAATTAGATCGGTAACCTTCTGGTAGCCGCTACGCATATCTTCCTTGAAGTTCTGAACAGTCTTGCCGTTGATCTTTTCGGCAGAGTGCTTAACTGCTAAAACATAGGTGGTTTCACGGATCGCCTTAGAGATACGATCATCAATTACCTTGAGTTCAGACAGGGCGCGATGTACAGTCATCTTTTCAGTAGTCATTTTTAATTCCTCCATTAATTTTGTGTTGTTTCTTTTAAAGCGTCTGTATTATATCATAAATTTTTCGATTTGTCAAGAGGTATTTTTATTGCTGTTCTTTCAGAACCACTTTGACTTGTTCTTTTACAGTTTCAGATACCTGTCTAGAGATTTCATCCTTTACGACTTTTTCAAGATAAGACTTCAAGCCTTTATCTGGCAAATAAGAATATTTTTCTCTAAATACCTGCGTCATCTTCTCATCTATTACTCGTTTAACTACAGGGAAAAATCATATTCATTTACAACCTTACGAGCAAAATCTTCAAGATACCTTTCTACATCATCACGTTTAATACCAAGACCATGGTTGATATAGTTTGCAAGTGCCTTGTACGTATCCTGAAATTTAACCTTCAGAACAAAATCACCATTTTCGTCAAACATATTAAATCTCCTTTTTGTATTTTTTATGGTCGGGATGACGCCACTCGAAGACGCAGTAATGTCTCGGGCCCAGACCGAGCGGGGTTCCTCTTCCCCTACATCCCGATATTAAATTATATTCCAATTAGCATTACCCATTCTACGCCACGTGGAGGCTTGGAATATGTAGAACGCTGGGGAGGAGAGATTCGAACTCCCGAATGTAACAGTCAAAGTGTTATGTCTTACCGCTTGACGACTCCCCAATATTAATTTTGTATGGTTCTCTTGAACTGTGCGTATTATATCATACAATTCTCATTTTGTCAAGAGGGCGTTTTTTGTTATGTGGGTGAGGATTTGCACCTCACATGAAAATACTGGTTTTACACTATAAGTCTTATAGCTTACAGGCGATACCTCACTCCTGGTAGCTTTGATTCGGCGTGCAACCTTGCATTTCCACGATACCCTTCGTGCGTCTACTATTACTTACACAATCTCTGACATTTATCAATATCTTTGTTCGTTCAGTTTTACCAACCTTTTGAGTTGTCTATTCCGCCACCACATATTAGCAGTTTAATGACTGGTAGTTCGCAACTTTTCCAATCCCACGGCACTGCTAAGCCTGGAGGTAGCTAACCTCAAACATAAACAACACCTTTATTCAATCAACCCGTATGACACCCAGGTAGCGTTGTGTGAGATTTATAGTCAGTTCAAAAAGTCCCTAACGGGCTGGCGGCGAGAGAGGGATTCGAACCCCCGAGTCGGATCGAAGCCGACACACAGGCTTTCAAGGCCAGGCCGTTATGACCACTTCGGTATCTCGCCATATTTACTTGGTGAAGCAGGACAGGATTCAAACCTGCGAAGCGCACATACTACCTAGGATAACCGTTATACGCACCCAGCTTACCGGTTGGGCTCCTTTGGTCACTTGGATACTGCTTCATATTTACTGGCCGTTTTTACCGGGAACGGCCAAACCCACTACTAAGCGGGAGGATTATCCTCCTTGTTAGATTTGCTGCAGACAATCATAGGCAAAGTCCTCCGTTTCGTAGATTAATAGACCGGAATCTATTTGGAGCCGTAGACGGGGCATGGTCCCGCAACCCCAAGTTTGGAAAACTCGTACTCTACCAATTGAGCTACTACGGCATATATATTGCGGATATGGGCTGTTCATTTCACTCCATTTACCACAGCTTCTCTGTTCGGTAAATACTACCATACACAGGAACTCGTTGCGCCTTTCTTAGGGCGTCTTATTGAGCTTCGTGGCACCCATATCAATGCAATTTAATTAATTATTCCAGGAGTGACGAATTACTCCACTCATACATCGTTAGATGCCGGCATCCGATTTTCCGGTCGTCTGGAATTTGGTGACCCATGAGAGATTCGAACTCTCGAATTCCAGCGTGAAGGGCTGGTGACTGTAGCCAACTTGTCTAATGGGCCATATTTGGTATCCCAGACAGGACTCAAACCTGTGACCTACTGCTTATGGTGCCAACTATTGGACTTGAACCAATAATCTCTATCTACTTAGCGATAGTGAGTTTCCATTTCCTCCAAGTTGACGAAGGCAGTTGCTCTATTCGACTGAGCTACTGGGATATATAGGATTGTATTTTTCAGTCGGCAATAAGCCCAAGCATGACATTTATGTTTTTTAAATTTCATCCCACTCTTCATCAGAATAAGATTTAATTTCTTTATGTTTATATGGAATTCCATATGATCTGCACCACTTACGAATTACAGTATCTGAAATTCCGTATATCTTTCCTATTTGTAAAAATGATGTTGTTCTTACTAAATGTTTCAATTCATCTCGACTAGCACGATCAACTTTTCTTCTAGAAGCACTGTAACAGTCAACACATAAAGTAGCGTTTTTTGTTACAATTTCTTTGCCGCAATTTTGACAATAATATTTTTTGTTGCTTGCCAATATTGAAAATGACCGAATAGGATATGTTCTTCCCTGATCTATCCAAGTTTCACCTGTATTTATATAACTGATAGACCTTTGATCAACATTATATTTATCTGCAATATCTTGTTGTGACATATCTGTTTCAAGTAGAAGTTTAATTTCATCAACCTGTTTTTTGGTCAATATTGTAGACGTTGCAGAGTTACCACCATCCGTCAAATTGTATCCTTTTTCTTTGTTGTGAGAGTCATAATATTCAATCCAATATTTTTCTCTATTATCTAAATCTTCGATTAATGTTTCTTCCAAAACTACAAAGCTAAAATTTTCAAGCCCATATTTTCTAATAGAACGATATAGCGCTAAATCATATTGTTTTGAGTTCTGATTAAATGGTCTAGTTCGATGAGCCGTCCACCTCTTTTCAATGTTTCTTGACTGACCAATATAAACTTTACCATTTATCAAATTTTCAATTTTATAAATACCAATCACATAATCACCTTCGCGATAAATCTGCGATGATGCGATATGTTATTGTATTTTGTTGTTTCTAATATGCAGTCATCTTTTGTCAAATAATTTAGTGGTGACCCGCCTGGGATTCGAACCCAGGACACCCGCCTTTGGCACCAGATCTCAGAATCGGACTGAGTGAAGCTAACCTGCATCTGACAAAAGGGCGGTGCTCTGAACCAACTGAGCTAGCGGGTCGAATTGGTGACAACAGATGGTGACGATCCATCTTTCTAGCCTTCGGACGGCTATGTTTTATCCAGCGTAAACTATGTTGCCATGGTGGTGGGCCCAGCAAATCCTGACATTGCAACCACCCGGTTATGAGCCGGGAGCTCTTCCTTTGAGCTATGGGCCCTTATTCTTTGCCAACCAGAACCTCACCAGCCGACATCAGCAACCCTCAAACATTGTTGCCTTCCATTAATTTTGAACTGTTAGGATTATATCACAAAACTTTTAATTTGTCAAGTGCTTCTTTGAGCTCCGCAGGAGTCTTAAATACCTTGCCATTGAACACTAGTGCAGCATCAAAAAACTTGTTGACCCGCTTATCTAGTGCCGGATAATACCGATCTAGAATTCGCTGCTTCGCAATCTTCTTGCCAACTTCGGGATTAAACTCGTCTCGGTCATCGCACTGAACTACCACTCGGTACTCGTTAGGCATCCAATATTTCTCACTAGGACAGAAACAAAAATCGGTATCAGCAATCATCTTGTTAATCTTTCTAACTGCATCCCACCTGGTGTTTTCTAGTAGACCGATAACCTGCCGCTTCTCTTCGTTTACAAAATACTTAATCATCTTTCTTGTTCCTTTCAATTAATTTTGTATCGTTTAATGTGTTTGTATTATACCACATCTTTTCCAATTTGTCAAGCCCCTTCTTAATCTCACGATTGAATGGCTCTCAACTGAACTGTCGGTATTATATCATATTTTCCTTAATTTGTCAAGTCCCCTTCGGGCTCATATCTATAACTCTTGCCGTCCTTTTTCCAATCCACCAGTACGTATCTCAGATCCTCGCCATCCATACCGATGATAATGCTCCAAATAAACACATCATCGTCACCAATAAGAGTTACAATAGTCTGTGCGCCTTCTTCACTAGCAGCTTCCATAACAGCAACTACAAACTCCTCAAGATCCTCTTGATCCTTCATTTCATCGTACGTCATGTCTAAATAGTTCTTAAACACGGCATTGCCGTTATTGTCCTTGATCAACACATGCTCATAACACTTCTGATTGGATTCGATTGCAAAATAACTCATAATCTTTACCTCTTTAATTAATTTTGTTTTGTTCTTTTGAACTGGCCGTATTATATCACATCTTTTTTGATTTGTCAAGCCCTATTCCTTGAAAATTTTAATCGTATAAAATGGCCAGTCTGAGATTCTTTTAGACCAATATCGAACAAGATATATATTACCCCATAAATGTATAGGATTAAACCCATTCCATCGTAAAAATTCTACTCTTTCTTCTATAGATAGCTTTTTCATTATTCCTCCAAAAATTCGTCTTCTAACCTTAATACATTGATTTCATTTGTATAAGCTACACACTTGTCGATGGCAATAATACCATCATCGTAATAAGGATCCCAAATTGCAGTATCGCCAAATTCATCCATCTCAACGTCAAAAGCACTATTTCCCGCAGCGATAGCGTCTCTCATAGCTTGCATATAGTGTCCATAACTACAATGCCAATGTCCGCAAATTATAGTCTTCCCAGGTTCAACCAAGCCTTTACTCGCCATATCCATACCATTTAGCCAACGAGCTTGTTCCCATTCGGAGAAATGTGCATGACGCCAATCTGGATTAAACTCAAACTTTCTATTTCTAGTATAATAATAAGGTAAATTATCTTTACAAGTCAGCGGAATCCATCCGTGTACAAAAATATAATTTTTAGTTTCAAAATAATTTACAGCTTTTTCAAACAAAGGCGTAACTTTATCATATACAACATGACATGCATCATAAAAACTCTCTGCATGCGGAGCTAGGTCAATGATAGACTTTGCCGTACCATTACTCCAATCGTGTCTAGCAGGATAACCACGTTCAATACACTCTGTCATCAGACTTTCGTGATTGCCTAAAATATAAATTAATTTATTCTTTTTCAACATATCCTCAACAAAATCATATACCCGCAGGGATTCGTCCATTCTGTCAAACAAATCTCCGCATACTACGATTTTATGTTTAGGATTATTTTCATCAAATCCTGCTGCGTTTAGTGCTTTCATCCACGGTGTATATGCACTATGGATATCAGAACACGCAAATAAAGTATACTTATCACTCATCTTCTTATCCACAAAACTTTCTTCTCAACTGCGACTCGCCAACATCGCCCCATTCAGTCCACCACTCGTTTTCCCAGTCACATCCACAACTGCGACAATGTCTGATCAGATACCGCTTCTCGTATGAAAAACTATCAAATTTTGCGGGTGTTTCATCCTCAAGTGCATCGCACCATACTTCCAGTTTTGCTCCACATTCCGGGCAATTAAACTGCATATACGGCCTCTGCGGAACTATAGGAGTTTCACTCATACACGCATGGCACACCTGCATGCCCTCTGGAATGATTTCTCCACAACATACACAAGTATTTTCCATTACTTTCACCTACTTAAAAATTAATCTTTTATACCGACTCCCAATTTGCTGCAAAACTTTGCGGAGACGAATACGGGCATTTCCACGCACCAAAAAGAATATTTGGAATTATAACCCAAATATTGTTATTTGTTGTTTTTATTCGTACATCATACACTCTACCACGAGACAATCCCATTGATTTATCTTTTCCAACAAACCTTAAATGCATATGTCACCTCATAAAATTAAACTTTTAATATATTAAAATGCTTCAAATCTGTACTTCTGTTTAATATCTGGATACTTGTTATGGTCTACCTCTTCAAAAAACATTTCAAATGGTCTCGCATAAGTCTTAAACGGAAAATACATTGCCTGATACACTATCAGCTTTTCTCCTGTTTCTGTATGCTCTGCAATATTTTTAATACAATATAAATATTTATTTTGTTTTCTTTCTTCATCAGAAATTGTTTCCCACTTGAAATGTTTTACAATATCTCCAATAAACATAACCTTACCTCTTAAATTCAGCTTTTATTCATCAACCCAAATACTCTACTGGTACAAATTTTGTAAGCCAAACATCATTCTTAGACTTATAAAACTTATAACCATCGTTATACATATCTTCCGCTTTCACGCAAAATACCATAGGTTTGCCATGTCTGGCACCAGTATCCATTGCAGTCATATAACTCTCCGACATATGTACGTATAGCCTAGAATTAGGGATAAGACCAGTCTTTCTGATACTCTCTACGTACTTTGTTCCTGTACCATGCCACAGATATTCTGGAGGTACTGCCTCTTCTAGCTCAACATCAACGTCCACGGAATGTCCCTGATTTGCACGAATTAATGTCTTGTCTTCATTGAAAGAATATCGTTGCTTATCATCTGTTGCAACAATTTCCTCTAGCATAGCTATGTCCAACTTGTAAGTTTTATTTACGCCTTTGATGAGATCCTTTACATTGGCCCAACCATTTTTATCTAGAGTAATTCCAATAGTTTCCGGCTTGTGACGTAGAATTAAAGCCAGATATTTACTTACTTTCGTTAAATTCATACATACACCTCAATACGAATCGTAAAAATATACTTCTAGTTCATACCTATCCATAAGTTGACGCAGCAGTTTGAGCGACTCAATATCCTGCTTAATACGCTCAGAATAAGACCATCCGTCTTCATCTGAAGTCCATTCCCAAATAGAGTCCTCCCAGGTGTCTTCGTTGTAAGAACCTAGAAGTTCAATAATGCTATCTACATCGTTCTTGGTTAGAGCAAACTCATACTCTTCTTCAGGAGCCCATCTTTTTCCGATAAGGAACAGGATATCATTCCTTAGACCCCAGCATTTCCTCCAATAACAAATTTCGAAATCATATTTTAGTTCTTTGTCATAATCCTTGTTAAAAATAGTAAGTTCTGCAATTTTATTAGCTTCGGGCGTGCGCCTTACCTCAATACCGTTGTCAAGGCCCATCAATCATTCCTCCTCTAAATACTCCCATAATAATCTTCCCACATAGCGGACCAATATTCATCATCATGATCTTGGCATGTTTTACATGCAATCAACCAATTAGCTGCATCGTCTATATATCTAGTTAATCTTCTTTCTGTTCTTACTCTGCGAAACCATTTGCCACAGCAAGGACAATAACCAAATAGCTTTTGGGTCCAATTCCTTTTAATCATATAAAACTACCTCATATAAATTTCAGCTTTAATTGTTTCAATCATCTTCGGATGGCAATAAATCCTGCTCCCCTCGATATAAAATTTATTCCACGGCACTTCCCTAACGCCATAACGCTTGCGCCACTTTTTATTAATACGCTTTTTCTTATGTGTACGGGCTCGTACGAGATCTGCCATATATGGTACTCCGATAATATTATATCCAAAGATACTGTTATAACTGTCTAGCATAAGTTATTCCGCCTCTCTTAACAGTCTTCTTTTATGTGTCAATTTCACTTTTCAACCACTTTATTTCATAGTTAATCGCATCTTCTTTCCAATAGAATCCGTTGCCATCACTTGTATAATACATTCCCCAATCATCATTGTAGACGACCAAGTATCTTGCAAGAGCTTTTGTTGTAAGAATTTCTTTTCTCACCCGTTCTTCGTTAGTCATATTTTCCACCCATTATATTGTTTTAATTGTCCGTTTTCATATTCTGCAATTGCTTCTCTTGCCCAATCGTTATCGTTTCCTCTGTCAAGTGCGTCTTCGATGGCGTAAATACATTGTTCTGCCTTATCTAATTGTTCTGCCAAAAACCGAATAGTTGTTGCCGCTTCCTTTGCAAGCTTTGGATTAATGCAAGTAAAAACGCAAGATTCCAATTGCTTAATTGTATTTTTATAATCAATCATATGTATTACCTCATAAAAATCCTATTTTATGTATATTTATTTTCTATCTCTTCAATATCTGATTTTAATTCTTTTACAATGCTATTAATATAAGAGTTGTTTTTATAGTTTAGAATTTCAAACGCAAAAACAATATCATTTAATACTCTGCAAATATCTTCCACACAATTTTTGTCCATAATCTTACACCTATTTTAAAATGAGAATTTTATTATTTGTTCTCCTGCTCATATTCGACAAACCGATACAAAATTGGAAAGCGTTTTACAACAGTAATCTTGCTACGATTTCCACGCTTGTACGCATTGTCGCTTTCAGCTACTAACATGGGAAGTTCTGGTGATTCAATAACACGCACTTCTCGTTCCTTGAATTCATCAAATGCCCATGTAAATATTTCAGTTCCCATAACCTTACCTCTTAAAACAAGAATTTTATTCCAAGTCAACATTGAACTCATTCGTTACAGTACCTTCGGGTACATAGATAATGTATCTGTCATCGCACATCGGGAAACCCCAGAAGTAAGCACCTTCATTTGCAAAATCTCCGACATATCTTTCAATATGCGGTTCATTATCGGTATACTTAATATATGCGTTGTCAGCTTTCATTTTTTCCGTCTTGTAACCAAACTCTGTTTCAGTAGCGTAGTAGTAATATAGGTCTTCGTCTACATAACCACCCAAAATATAGAAACTTCCGTTCACATTTTGATTGTCCTTTAATGCAATAATCTTTGTATCCGAAACAGCATCATATTCAATCTCTGCGATACAACTCGTTATACCACTAGCACCAAACAGAACAAATCCAGTAATGCAGAAAGAAAGCATAATCGTAATAAGTGAATAGAAAAACTTATAGCACAAATCATTCCATGTGTCGCAACAGATATTGATAATTACCGCTATACATACAATGCCACCAATAATAATCCAAATCATTTATAATCCTCCACTTAAAAATCTTCTTTTATGTGTTAAAAATCATCTTCAAAATCAAGAACTGGGTCATAATAATTTTCACAATTATAATCCATTTTAACCGATTTGCAATTCAACTTATTTAATGCCAGTTCAAAGAAACAGTTTTCGCACATATAAATTTCTTCACCATCATCTTCATGTCCAACAACGAAGTATGTAAATCTTTCAAACTTATGATTGCAAACCTTACATCTCATCTCTTTCATAAACACACCTCTTAAACTTTACTTTTATTACCCAATTGCAAAATTGCAAATCTGCTTTACGCATTCAGGCTCTTCAATCTCAAAATATCCACGCTTTTCTGCATCCCACTTAAACCACTGGCGTTCATCCGCAATAGCGCAGATACCATAGTCAATATTTTCAATAAGAGCGTATTCATAACAACCTTCGTGCATATCGGTTACGTTTTCATGCAAAACTTCTGCCGCATATTCATACTCTGGATAATAGCCCCAGGTTCTTTGATCTCCAAACTCTGCGAGATACATTTCACTGGGTTCAATTTTTTCAAAAACTGTGATAAAATACATAAGTCTCACCTCTACCCTTACGGTCTAATAATTGTCCTAAGAGGAATCGGCTCCTTCGGTCTCATGCTCTCCAAGAGCGCCACTCTTCGTGCGTGATCAGAATACGCCGCATCTAAGTTCTTTACTCTCGCATCAAAGTCTTTGAGAATCAGCTGTGCGGTTTCGTAGTCTACACCTCGACCAAGCATGGCTTTCTCTAACTCGTTGCGTTCGAGGGGATTAAGTTGTATACTCATTTATAATCACTCCTTAAAGTATATTTTTATAGTACAAGTGGAAAGATATAATTAATGTCCTCTTCAAATCGTTCAGACAGGTCATAGATTTCAATCAGCGGGACATTATCATCTCCACACAATCTCTTTTCTTTTTCCCAATATTCCAAATACTGTTTGTCATCTTTATAATATTCTCTTACTCTATCCCTAGCATTTTCCCATGATGTATCTACTAGAACGCCAGAGATTAAACCACAAAAAATTCTATATAAAAATAACATATATTCTCACCACTTAAAACTTCATTTTGATTTGTTCTTTGATGCAATTTTTGCTTCTTCTTCATCAAGAAATACGGTTTTGCCAAATTCATAAATATCATTTAATTTAAAACTATCCCATATTACTTTGTATTCTGTTTGGTCAGGCCAAACAACTGAACGGTCTGGAACAATTCTATACACCTTTGTTCCAATTTTACACGGCAAAACTAATAATCTATCTTGCTCTTCTAAATCTTCATACTGGCCAAGCTTGTCAATTGCAACTCCTTCATAAATGGTAAATACGTTCTTAAAATCTTCGTCAAAACAAGTTACTGTATGAACTACTTTGTAATCATCAATTTGGTATGTTTCGTCAGGTGCTTTCCATGTAAATCTATCCATAATTTTACCTCTTAAAATTTTATTTTTAATGGCTAATCTTTTGAATATAGCCACACTTTTTGCATCTAAAAACAGCCCAATAATAGCAACTGCTCGGCTTATTATACTCCCATAGAAGTTCCATTTCGTGCTTGCAAAAACAAGAACGAATATAATCAATAATCCATCTCATCAATTATCACCTCTTAAATTTTGTATTGTAAGACTTAAATAGGAACATATTCTTCGCATTCATGATGAACCCATTTAATATCAATAGCGTCTGGATCATCAGGCATAAATGTTTCCACCGTATACTCTCTGCCATCTGCATATTTTTCTATGCAATCATTAAGAATATTTTGATAGTCACTCTGTTCCTTCACTTTTTCACAAACGTAATCTTTTAGGTTTAGTTGATTATTTTCATATTCTTTTTTACTTAACCTAACTTTTACTTCAAACCCATATTGTTCTCCTTTTTTGTATTGAGAATCAAAACGAATAGTGGGTTCGCCGTCTATCATGCATTCTTTTACACATGGAATCCATTTTTCCAAAAAAGATATAATTATTATAACTTTGCAAGTAACTCCAACTATTTCTGATGTTTTATGAATTTGTTTTCTATAAGTCCTGGGGCGATACCGAAAAGGAACGATAATCATTATAATCACCTCTTATTCCACAACATCTTGGTTATTAATTTTGTACTGTTATTATAACAAAAATTTTCCAAAAGTCAATTAGGCAAAGTTACTAAATTTCACTCTGCCTAATTGGTTATTTTTTATAAATCTGCGTGTTTGATGATGTATGAGGTGATCCATTTCTCCATAGTACTATAATCCTTTTGCCATTCTCCGTTAACCTTGATATTACGAGGCCGGTCTTCGGTGTAAAATTTTAAGATAGAGCCAGAATCGAAAGGTTGCTTCTGATAGGATTGTTTTGGAACTTTAACGCTGATTTCCTCTCCAGTATCAAGCATATAAATATTAACCCTTGGACTATATCTTACGTCAATGGAAGTTACCAAACCAATATTTTTTAATTTCGGGTTTTTATATGTTACGTATCCAAACAAATCATTTTGATATTGAATAAGTTTCTTAACACTGGTTTCTTTATCTGGAATGTTATTTAAAATTTCATACAAGGCAGCATCATAATCAAATTTACGATATGTCTTATCTGTCTCTTCTGTATACTTTTTAATTATATCGGCATACTGATCTGGAAGTTTGTCTTTTTTAAACTGGCTCTTTCCATGCAGATTTTCAATTGCTTTCATAAATTCTTCTATTTTTTCAATACCACCAAAATCTTTAAAATAATCCATTTTAATCAGAGTTGCAATTTTAGCAGAATTAAGAGTTTTAACTGAGTTTATGGCTTTCCATAAATCATAGAAGTTATCAAACTTATTATTCTGAGATAGTTCATAAAGATCATTAGCACATCCTTGACTAAGCCCCTTAATTGACAATAGAGATGGATAAATACAATGTTTTTCTTTATCTGCTACAAAATGCCTATTATCTGCACCAAATTTATACTCGCCTTCTTCAATGCCAAAAGCTACTCTCATTTCTTGTTTTAGTGCCTGAACTTTATCTTTTTTACCCTTGTCAGAATAAACTTGCATCAATACTTCATAAAACTCGTATGGATAATTTGCTTTTAGCCATGCACAATATAAGCTATCGAGAGCCATACAATAAGCATGTGCTGAATTAAATCCGTATCCACATGAATCATCAATGATTTGCCATACTTTTTCACTCATCTCCTGTGCTTTATCTGGGTCTACATTATCGTCTTGAATAATTCTGTTCTTAAATCCTTCAATAAAGCGATCTTTTAACGGCTTAACTTTTTCTGGATGTTTCTTCGCAATAGCTTTAATGATACCATAACACTCGTCCAGAGGAAATCCCGCATAGTTCAAAGTGTTCATGGTCTGCTCTTGATATAGAATGTACGAATATGGGAACTGTGGTGTTTGCAGAATTTTATCAAACGCATTAATTCCATACTCAAATGATTCCCTAGATTCAAACTTAGAATACATAGACTTAAACGCTGGACGAATTGCCGCAATCCACGCACATAGCTCAGAAATATTCTTAGGTTGATATTTTCTAAGTTTTTTCATTGCTGATTCTTTTTCGCATTGGTTGACACCAATTGTATAACCATTTGCATAAATATCCCAAACTTTTTGATTGTTTTCAACGAGTTTGCTGATTTCAGTAGCTGAATGCACTGGAATGCCAATTCTTTTATAGATCATATCAATTAGCATTACCACATCTACCTTTAATAGGTCGTTCTTGAGGAATTTATACTTTTCAGCAATAGCACCATCAATTACAGTCGTAATATATTCTTTCTTCGTACTTTCACTCTTACATTTAATTAAACCGATTTCTTCTCGAATGCTGCCTTGATACAGAAGATAAGCGCATGGAGCTTTATTTTTATGATCAATAACACCCCAATATTTTTCACTATTTTCTATGTATTCACGATATTCTTCATCTACATAATCATAAATATCAATATCGTCTTTTTCATCATCGTCCGCATATTTTACCGCTTCATCGTATTTTTCAATTTGTCTAGAAATAGCATTGGCAATTTCAAAATCAAGATTGTTGGCACGAGCATAGAGCTTAAATGCAGATTTCTTTTTTAGAGTACCAAAAGCAATCATTGGATAAGCATGGTCTTTGCCTAGAATTTCTTCCTGTGCCTCTGCAAAAATCTCCACCGTGCCAAGGTTCATGTCCAAGTCCGGTAACGATTTAGTCTCAAGAATTCTAGTTTTACTAATAAATCTTTCTGGATATAGCTTAATTGGAGAAATAAATCTATCTACCTTACTAAAACCACATAGAGTGTTGGTAAAATAACCAACCGCAGATCCTCTTCCTGTTGTGGTAATCAGACCGCCTTTTTCTACGCCTCTTTTGATAATTGCATAGTCAATGAGTGGATAGTCAACCATTCCTGTTTCTTTGTAAACAGATACTTCTTGTTTAACGCCCTCAAAATACTCTTTATACTGTTCTTTTGGAACATCTTTCATATATTCCTTAAAGAGTTTACTAATAAGTGTACTATAGATTTTATTGCGTTCTGCTTGAGTTTTGTCTGGATAAAGCGTAGGTAATTTGATATCTGTAGTAAAAACAGGTACATTATCATAATCATCAAACGTCAATAAAATGTCCGTATTGTCCATTGCTTTTTGAACGGTAGCGTCATCAAAAACACCTTGTTCTCTAAACCGATGACGAACAGTTTCATCATCTGGATAGTCCATATACCATCCAATTTCGTTATCATCAAACTTAATATTTCTACCTGCCAAAATGTCGTCTCTTTCTACGGATTGTTCAGGATAAATATAATGACTATCAAGCCCAACGATCATTTCAATATTATACTTCTCCGCCAATTCTTTAATATGTTGATTTAACTGTTTTTGTTTATCTGTATTGTGATTTTGAATTTCCAACATGAAGTTGTTTTTGAAGTGATTATGTAATCTTACCACAATATCGTCGGAATCCTCATATGACCAAAAGCCAACGCAGGCAGTTGTAATAAACACATCATTAGGAGGTAAAGAAAAAATCAAATCTAGATCCAATCTAGGTTTGTAATAATATCCAGTTTCATTGGCATCTGACAGAATACGATTGATGGCTCTTCTACCCGTTTCGTTTTTAGCAAGAATAATTATGTGGTTATTGCTTCTATCCTTTGCCATTCTAGGAGTGCCGTCTTTTGTTAGTTTAATCTCTCCAGTGATCTTGTCTCGTTCTTCATATTCTTTTTGACGATCTTTCACCCAGTATGCCTCTGTTCCGAACACAAATTTAAGATCGTATTTTTTAGCAAGTTCAAAGGCTGCATGATAATAGCCTTGCCATCCATGTTCTACACTACTGATAACTTTATGCCCAAGTTCTACGGCTCTTTTTGCATAATCTTCTGGCATTGCTGCACTATCACCTTCGCTATAAGATGTATGACGATGATAATTTTGCATCAGCTCACCTCCATTAATTTTGTATTGTTATATCATAAATCTTCCAAATTGTCAACCTTAAAATCTGACATGATTAACTGCCGATAGTAAGTCCGACCAAAAAAACCATTATCAAGCGTTCCAATAGCACTAACTGGTCCATCAAACTGGTCCCAATCCCCGGAAAAATTCCATTTTATGTACAAAAGTTTGCCTTTGTCGGCAATAAGTTTCAAATGTTTCATATTACTCATTGCACCAACCTGATAGTCCGTAATTCCACTTACCATAACAGAAATCTGCGGCCAGCCTTGTCCAGAGATTCTATTTAGCATCTTTAATTGCCTAATTAAATCGTCAGTAATTTGCTCTTGGTCAATCTGGATGTCTACCGTCGTTTCTTGTACGAACGCTACATCTTTCAGAGCGTCTTCAAGAGAATTTTGAAAATCTTGTAGAACTTCTGCGTCTAGCCACACGCCACACGCGTTCTCGTGCCCACCAGTTCCGCACATCCCGGTGTTATCCATATATTCTTTGAAGTTCTTTACGCCAACTGCACGAGCCGATCCGAAATATTCATGTTTTTCAATTTCGCCAGTCTCTTCATTTACCGTAATTCTGCTGCTGAGAACAATAACTGGACGCTGATACTTCTCAAGCAACTTGTTTCCGATTAAACCTTTTACCTCAGCATTTGTTTCAGTAAAGAAAAACATAACCTTCTTATCCATTTGAGATTCCGCCTGCGATTCTAGATCTGGCATAACATCTGCGATTTCTATGTTTTGATACTCCTTGCAATACTTTAAGTCATTAACTAACTTTGTAATTTCTTTAGAATTTTCAGACAAGAAAAGATTCATTGCCTTTTCATTTTCTGAGAGTCTGTTGGCTGCATTAATAAGAGGTGCAACACCGAAGCTAACCGCACCAGAATTAAATTCATAAGATCCATTAATTTTCTTAAGCGCAGGATTTACTTGATTGGAAAACCCTTTGTAACAAATATATCTGTTTTCTGGAGATTCTACACCCACATCGCACATATCCGCAACTAAACCAGCGCAGGCTAAATCTACAAGATCATCGCTATAATCATCTAATTCTAGCCAATCCATATACGCACATAACTTCCATGTTGTTGCGCTTCCACTAAGGGCAGGATTCGGATAATCTACTGCGGAACTTACTAGAGTAATTTGACCTGTTCTTTCCATTTGCTTTTGCATACCAGTAGATAACAGGTGGTGATCTGTTATGATAATTTGACCATTCCAATCCTTTAGAATTCTTTCATAAGGAAACATTTTTGTTTCAATAGAATCTACAATCCACAAAACATCCACATCTTTTAACAACTCAAGATCTAGGTTTGCAATTCCGTGCTCTTTGCCTTGATTAATTCCATATAACACTCTATCTGTATGGTTTCTTAACCAACGTACTGCAACAGATCCTGCAGAAATTCCGTCAACGTCACAGTCAAAATGCACAAAAAAACTACCATCATTTTCAATATTTTTAGTAATAATTTTAGCCGCTCTATCTATATTCTTCATTTTTTCAAACGGCACAAGACAATCATCATTCGGATACAGCAGCGCCATTGAATCTTCTACACCTCTGTCTGCTAAAATAACATCTATAATTTCATTTGTTTCCATTCCACGACAATCGTGCCGTATATTCCATTTCTTTTCCACTAAATCACCTCATTAATATATTCTTACCAATTGTTCGCCCATAATTTCATCAAACTTTTCTCGCCCTAAATCCGTCATGCTTGACTTACTTGGGATATCTAAATCTTGATCAGCATCCCAGTACCAAATTTCAACCTCGAATATACCGCAATGACTTTTAATTATATCTGCATTCCTTTGTATTTGCTCAAATGCCAGACCTTCATCAAATGCCAAAATAATTCTCTTTGGTTGTAATTGCAATAATAGCTTACTCTGTTTTTCACTAACAGCACTTGACCCAATTCCTACGATATTCCTTACGCCAAAAGTATACGCTTGAGCAACTGCTTTTTCAGATTCTGCCACAATAATATCATTGCCATATAAATATTGATAATTTGCATCATATCCATATAATGTTTGGCTTACTTGTGTTGGCACAGGATAATAATATTTGCTTTCGCCTTCTTGAGGTTCTCCATTGATTCTTGCCTTAACGCCTACTAAATCTCCAAATTCATTGTGCAGTGGCAAAATGATGGCATTGTCTTCGACAGAAAATCTTATATTAAAAAATTTTTGCGCATCTAAACTAATTCCATCTCGCAAAAATCTTAAATTTCCACATCTTTCATATTTGTTTAGTATTGATTCATCATAAGTTTTTAGTTTGACCTCTCTATTCTGGCATAACAATCCACTATAAATGCCACCAAAAAGTTCACGTCTCTGTTGTGGTCTCCAATCATCCGCAAGGTTTAAAATTTTCTTTGCAGCCTGTAAAACCTCACGGAAATGAACACTTTTTTCCTGTATTATGTAGCTTATAATATCAGTGCTTATACCTCTTGACCAGTCAGAAACACAGCAATATGGGTTGTTTTTTAATCTAATAGATATATTGGAGCCGCCTTGCCAATCTCTAGCAAAGCGGATCTCACTTCCTCGGTGATTAATGTGCTCAAAGCCAAAATTTGACAACAAGTCAACTAATTTCTCTGGTTGTTCTATAAGCTGTTCTTTGATTTTATTGAGCACATCTTTCACCTCCTACATTAATTTCGTGTTGTTAATATTATCATAAACATTTTAATTTGTCAAGCGTAATTACTGAATAAATCCGTGTGCAAATTTCGCTTTCGCTGCATCAGACCATAATCCCCACTGTCCTTGGAATGAGAAAATATAACCAATTCCAGTATCTGAGCTGACCGAACCTGACGAGCGGCTCTTTTCAATAAATACGGCTCTATATACTGTATCTGGCTTTGGAACCCAGTCTACATTTTCCCATTCACCCGTTTGTTCATTTTGTACAGTCTTAAATGGCTTGCAGTAGAACTTACTGCTAGAATCAAACTCTTCTTGATACATCGCTCTACATAGAATCATAAGGTCGCAAACCTCTTTGATCTGCTTACTCATACTCAAGACAGAACTATCCAAAAACAACTTACCAAGACTATTGATTGCCAACTGTAGGCTACAAATAACCTGTGTACCTGGATATTTACGACTCAACGCCTCAAGCTTACGGCTGTCTTTAATAAGAGAAACCCATGTGTTATCGTCTCCATTTGAAGAAAAGTCACACTTGAATGTATCATAAACACAAGTCTGAATTCCCTTGTTTAAAATACCAATTCTGAATTTTTTAACTGCAAAATTGACATCACTATCTGGAATACTGATAAACCATATCTGACCCTTATAATGCTTTCTCCAATATTCTTGCGCTTTCTTAATATATTTTCTATCCTCTGCGGTAATATTTCCGTTAGTCAGCTTTGTTTTTGTCAGATTATAATAATTAAAGTGCTTTGTTAGGATTAGCAATAAAAATCCAACCTTAAATACTTTAGATCTCTGCTCGTTAGAAATAACCATACACTTACGTCCCTCATGCAGCATCGACATGAGCAGTGTTAAAATCAAAGTCGTCTTACCTACATTAGAAAATCCGCCAATAATAGTCATGCCATCTGGAATTCCATTAACCTGCTTTGAAAAGTACTTTAATGCAGGGACGGGGTTCCCATCTTCATCATCATCAAAGAATTCAAATGGAGTTCCTGCTTCTTCTCCACTCTCAAGACTTGCGATAAAATCATCAGTTAAATCAAGCTCCTCTTCTTCTAGCACTTTACTACTATATCCAGTTCCAAAACTTTCCAACTTAGCAGTATACCAATCTGTAACCTGCTCGCTAGTCATTTTGGAAAACAGTTTTAAAGGTTTAATAGTTTTCCCTTCATATTCAATAGGATCAAGAAGATTAAAACCGAAAGTATGCATGTCCAGAATAATATTTGACTTAAGCAAATTATCTAAGTAGGCATCATAGTTTCTAATATTAACACAATCTGCAATATTTTTTACAGCACAAACTCCGCCAAGTATATCTAACTTCTCTTTTATGTCCTCAGAGACATACGTCAGTACGGACACCTCATCGAATACTGCACAGCGCTTCGCTCTAAGCGTTTTGATAATCCCAAAAATTAATCTTGCATCCTTAGTTAGAAATTTTGAAGAATCTATATTTGTATCCTCAGCCAACAGCATATCTGAAACCATACATCCGATAACGTTCGCTTCAACATTAACTCTACCTTCTAATAGTTCTTTTGGGTATTTTTCTTTTACACCAGTAATAAATACATCATTACTCATCACAATCGTCCTCCAAATCTTCAAAACCTCTACGTTTTTTTAGTTTAAACTTTGTTTCATAGTGCTCATCTTGGATATTAGGCTGCACAATTTCTTTGGTAGTCACCTTTGGCTTATAATCTCCCAACTTGTTCCGCAGAATCACGCTCACGTAGCGAATTTTGCCATATTCACCACCACTAAGACGTCCTACAGCAGTAGTAATCCAGCCCTTATTCTCTTCCAAATACGAGATCATAACTTCGTCTGAAAACACCTTATTAATTTCTGTTTTTTCTTTCCACAGAGCAGTGTTCGTAATCCCATTAACTCCTAGAATTTCACAGAACAAATTATAAAACTTTTCTCTTGTTTGTGCCTCTTGTTCTTGCTTTTTCTTTTTCTTTTCTTCACTGTGCAAAAACTTTTCATAGTGATCCTGATTACAGAAATAAGCATTTTTATTATTAATTGTTGTCTTGTATGCGTCTTGTGTATTTAAATTTGTTTGGCATTGTCTACATTTGCATCTCATATTGTACCTCCTAACGTAAATAAATATTTACAAAATAGCCGCTTTTGTACATATTTATGTACATTATAAAATTGGTGAGGTGGTTTCCCACCCCACCTTAAGTGTTATTATTCAAAAACTTCTAGAATTTGAGTTAGAACATTTACATCTTCAATTTCATCTAGCTTAACACCAGTAGATGCGATGATTGCCTTAACTTGCTTCTTCTGCTCGGCAGTACCTGTCTTATTTTTATTGCGAATTTCGGTTCTTAGAGCAGCGAAATCTACTTCGACAGGAGCGTCTAGGTCGTCATCAATGTCAAATGGAATAGAAGTGTCATCTTCGTCGTCTTCGGGCTCAACTACTACAGGTGCAGGAGTGGACTTCTTAGGTGCCTTAGGAGTAGCCGTGGAACAACCCTTACCTCTTTCAGCTTCAATAGCATCCTTAATTGCCTTAATAAACAGGTCTGCATCTAGATCAATCTCGTCAGTAATCTCGGAAAATCTACTCTTTGCATCTGCAATCATAGCATCGTCTCTAAACTTTAGCTTTCTAGCCTCAGCAAGAACAGACTTTCTTTCCTTTGCCTTCTTGGTAATAGGATTTACCTCACCTACAGCCTGCTTCTCGATGCTTCTATCAAAGTAACCAAATGCAACAATATGAGAAGAGTTCTTAATTGCATTGAAATACTTCATAGACATGTTTGCGGTCAGAGTCGTATACTGAGTGCCAGTAAATAGATCTACCTGATCCTTTTCCTTTACGTGTGCGGTCCAATATACTCCAACACCAACACTATTTAAACGAACAATTTCCTTCTTAACATACTCAATTACCTTTTCCAGGCCACGACCAAAGCCGCCTTCTACAGAGTTGATACTTGAAGCCTTAGTGAATCCTTGCTTGCCCATATTCTCTCTATTGTATGTATCAACAGCATACTGTTCTGCGGCCTCAAATGCTGCATCCAAAGTGTCCATGATAACTACCTTTAGATCAGGATAATCAGTCTCCTTGTTCTTGACAATATCATCTACGACTTCCTTCATCTTCTTCCAAGTCGTTACTTTTTCAGCAACTGCGCCCTGTAGTGCTGCAACACCATCTTCTTGCGCCATATCTAGGATGATATAGCCGTCTGGACCAAATTCTTTTTCGCACATCTCGTACATTAGAGTGGTTTTACCGAAACCAGACGGTGCCATAACGCCAATCATATACTTGCTTAGGTCGGTTGCTACATTTACCTTACGTCCAAATTTACCCATTTATATCAAATCTCCTTTTATTCATTTATGCATATCAAAGATCATCTTCGTCATCTTCAAATAGATCTACAATTTCTTCTTCCTCTTCTTCAACTACATCTTCTCTTGCAGGATGCATATCATCCGCAGTATAAACTGTAGCCTCTGCTACGTTCTTTTTAGGAGTTAGTTCTGCAAATCTTAGCTCGCTAATTCTATCGCCAATAGCTCTACCGCCTAGTTCTCTCTTAACGTCCTCGAAATCTAGTAGACCGCACTCGATATCCTCGCGAGTCTCATCATCAAGCATGTCCATAGTAAGCTCGATAACCTCTGCTCCTTCAATAACACTTAGCGTTAGACCAATCTGCTTAATGCCATCGTCACAAGTAAACTTTCTCTTAAGGGCATTTCTTTTCTTTTCATTTTCTTCTCTGATGACAACCGTCATATTCTGGAAACCGTTCTTCTTACAGTTGTTATCATAGTAAGAAACCCATCCATTTACGAGAACTCTCCCAGTCTCTTCGTAATTACTGTCGTCCCAAGCATCCTCACCAAAGAAGAAGTCTACCTTCATTTCCGTCTTAGGCTCTGCATCCTCGGCTGCAAGCACAACTCTGTTTACATGATAATTAGTGTAAAATCTATCCTTATCAGCATTATATTGCACTTCATAGTCACCAGAAATGTTAAACAGCTTGTCCTTCATCTTGTCGGACTGTGCCACCTTAATCATATACTCTGCAAAATCCCACTCGGACAAGAATTCCTTTCTCTTTGCCTGAGACTTCTCTAGTGCAGTCTTTGCGTCATCAAGATTATCAATGCCAAATTCTTCGATTTGTTCATCGGTTACAGTTCCCTTTTCAAGTGCGGCTACAAAATCCTGTAGTCTATATCTCATCTTATAGTCGCCAGTATCAACGACGAACTTCTTAAATCCTGCAACCTTATCAATCTGATCTTTGTCGAATCGCTTTGCCCAAGGAATGTCAATTTTTTCTCCCTTAGTTACCTTGCCGTTTTCATCAGTGGTGGACTTGCTAAATGTCTTAACGGTATTCTTTTTGTCGTCTGTCCACTTACCGCCCTGTGCAACACACAGTACTCTATTCGTATCACTGATACAATTAAACTTTACAGTGGTGTTTGTCCATCCACTAGAAAAATCCTTTCTCTCAATAGGATGAAATTTCTCGCTGTCTTTACCTAGGGCAATCTTACCCGTAAACTGAAAATTATTTGCCATTATTTATATCCTCCTTAAATTACTTACATCCACAATGATTGCAACCAGTCTCACAATTACAAGTTGCTTCACATTCCCACTCTGCAATATCACCAAACATTTCCTCAAACATACTATCTAGTTCAAGTAGCACATCATCTTCATCATCACACGCAAACATCACATCCATAATCATGTGCTTTACCATTTCATAATTTGCGGGACTGCTCATATTAAATTCCCACTGCCATTCATCATCAAAATCCACTTCGACAGTAAAGGTATTTCCGTCTAGGTTCTTAGTCAGCGCCACGATGCAAAAATCATCCGTGTCTTCTCTGCTATGAAATACTAGCCCCTCTGTCACATACGTACTCTGATACACCATAATTTAATCTCCTTTTAATTCATTTTGTATTGTTAATAATAACGTTCATCTAAAAATGAGTCTTTCAATATACTTAAATCGTCTTCACTATACCCACAATTTAAAGCTCTTCCATTTCCACATTTACTGCAATATAAATCTATAAAAACTTTTTCAATTGGGATCTTTCGCTCAATTATATGTATACAGCCGCAGTTAGTACATTGAAGCCACACTCTTTCTTTCTCTTGTTCCATCCATGCTCGTTCTCCTTTCCCACCAACTTTCAACACATTCATTTTGTATTGTTTATCTGATGGCTGTATTATATCATACTTTTTCTATTTTGTCAAGTCCCCTGACTTGTATAGATCCCTTTGCTAGTTAGCACCCCATTTCCCTGTAGTTTTACCTACACATTAAGTTGTTTGTATTTTTATCGCCATGATCTTATCTGTCCAAAAATACACACCCTTTATTATACCACAGTCCAAGATATACCCTTTGTTTATATAAATCTCTTGTTCGTTAATACAGAAACCAAGACGACCTTTGTCATTAAGAATACAAAGGTCATATTCAATTGTCTGATTTCCATAAAGTTTATGAACAATGTCTATTTTTACGCGCTTCCCATTTATTTTATTTAACTCTTCTATAAATTTTTCAATACCTAAATTCATCTTCTGTTTACCCTCCGAATGCCATCATATCTCTTCATAAATAAAAAACTACAACTTCCGTCTCTATACATAATCTTTATATTTGTGGATCACATTATCAATCGCAAATCTTGACTCGTAGCCGTATCTTACCAGCAACTCATTTCCTTCTTCTGTTTTTAAGAAATCTTTAATTGCAAGTCCGCTCTTATCCATTCCAAGTTTTAAATAATGCGCAAATCCACTGTTTTGAATTATCTTCATTGTTAGCCATGGCATTCCAACATGGTCTCTAAATATCTGCACCTTCCTGTAGATCCATCTGAAACGTCTGTCTTCTGAATCTAGCTGTCCAATGGCATTGTCCCTCTCCTTGTATAAACGCCCATAACCAACCAGTTTTTTCACTCGTAGGGTTTCTCCATAGCATATATATTCGATCTGCTTAAATGCTTTAATTAAATCCTCATATAATTTATCTGTTAAATTTAACACACGACCATCTTCAAAGTGCAATTGTTTATTTGTCTTATCTAGCTGCTCTTCTTGAAGCCCTGTAATATCTCGCATTGACGTTCCAGAAATTCCTTCCCATAACGCTTCGACAATACATCTATCAACTGCATTTAATAGCTGGATCTTAATATCATCCAAATCTTCTCGTGTTATTAGTTTATTTTTACTTTCTGCAACACATGGTTTCAAATCAGATATCGTAAAGCTTTCATACACCTTATCTGATTTAATCCCGTGATAATATTCTGCAAAAGCACTATACGCTTTCATGATCGTATTGTTATTTAGTAACGTATAGATGCTCTTGCACTTAAACTCATAAAACATTTCCATTGCTTCTTCTTTATTAAACTGGCAACAATCCTTTTTGAACTTTTCTTCAAACGGCGCTGTCTTTTTAAAGATAGCATATAAAGTTGTTTTTTGTATTACTCTACTTCTCAGTATATCCTTTATAAATTCCTCTTTTCTTTCTTTTTTGTACATACTTTCCACTCCTTGTGGGGTTAATTTTATTTTATTAGAACAAACATGTGTTTGTCAATCTGTAAATTTTGACAATCAAATTAAGTTGTCAAGAATATTTGTTGCTTCTCTTTGTTTTTCCTTAGAGATTTCTGCGTATCTCATTGTTGTTGCAACATTCTTATGATTAAGCTGTTTAGAACATAAATAGATATCACCAGTTTTTTCATAAAGATTAGTTGCACAAGAGTGTCTCATAACATGCGGAGTAATCTTCTTTTTTGTTATCTTACTAGCATATTGCTTCAAAAGTTTTGAAAGCATATCTACGCTTAATCGGTTTCCAATTTGTGATATAAACAATGCATCGGTATCGATATTATCACAGATATATTTTCTATCTCTAATACATGCCAACAACTGTTCCTTTAGATTTTCGCCAAACATAATATATTCATCATAATCGCCTTTTTCAGTTACTCGTATCTGATTATTTTCAAAATCAATATCACTAATGTCAATTTGAAGAATTGCAGATACACGAAGTCCAGTGCTGAAACCTAGCTTCATCCAGCATAGATCTCTATTTACAAGTCTATCGTTTGCATTGAATTCAACATGCTTTAGAAGAGCAGTAATCTCTTCTCCTGTTAAATATGTGACACTTGGTTTATCCTTCATTTTAGGCCTACTTGTATATGCAACAGGGTTTTCTTTGATATACTCTGGAATTAAGAATTGAAAAAAAGAATTCAAAGATGACCATTGCACTGCTCTGAAACTATCAGACGTACGCTCCGTTTTGCCATTGATCTCCCTTGTGCGCAAAGATGCAATATATTTATTAATATCGACTGCTTTGATTTTTTTATAAAAATCATCTGGAATATTGTTTTTGTATGTAAATTCAACAAATGACATTACATTCATAAGATAATTATAAGATGTCATTGGAGATCTTCCTGCGCCAGTTAAATGATAGTAGTAATCAGTCATAATTGGCGGAGAAGATTTTAATTTTTCTGTAATTCGATCTTCAAATTTCTTTTCTTTTTCATATCGCCCACTCATTTATAGCCAGCCTCCTTTAACTTTTTATTTCTGTAGTTAAAAAATATAACAGATGCTAGAATCCAAATACCAATTCTGTCGTAAAAAATAACACCTACTGCCATAATAAAAACATACCAGGCCCATGCAATCAAAAGCCCATCAATATTTAACTCGTCAGTAAAGGTGTATGATCTTTCTGTTTGTTTTTTGACATTAGTATGTTGTACATTTGGATCATAGATACCAATAAAACTGTCGTTAAAGTACGTCTTGTCATATTTATATTCTTTCCCATAAAGCTCAACAATGTACTCATTTGTTTCTGTATCATAATATAAAAATTTAGCTTTTGTATCACATACTCTTTTAGAGTAAATATCAAATCTTGACAGTACAACAATAGTCCCCTTGTCATACCGATTATTATTATGAACAAAGTAATTTTGTTTCATTTAAATCTCCTCCAGATAGCTGATTGCTTCTTCTAAAGATTCAATTGCCGCATCTAGATTTTCTTGTGCCTCTTCAGAAATCATTCCATTTTCCGAAGTTTGCAACCCCTCTGGCATATTATCGTATGCTTCCTGTTCGTCGTCCAAAATATTTTGAATAATCGTTTCAATTTTATTAATTGCAGCAATTGCATCTAATACTTTCTTCCGTCTTTCTTTATTCATACATATTACCTCCAATTAAAATCTAGCTACATATTCATTAATTGCTTGTTTGCGAGCTTTTCTTTGTTGCTTTTTTACCTCTCTTTGTCTCCAGTAATCATGCTTTTCATTTTTAACTAAATAATGACAACATTTGCCAAGACAATTTTTACACTTCATTTGCTTGACGGTCATTCCACAATGATGATACTTACAATATGCAGCAACATTATTAGAATTAGTATTGAAAAGACACTCCATTATTATTTGCTCCTTTCTATCTTGTGATTATAATACTACATTAATTTTGTTTTGTCAACCCTGTTTTTAATAATAATCTGCTAATAAATTTACAGTTTTACTATGCACCAAATTGGGGTTGACTTTGTTCCACCAACCATCTGAATTGTTCCTCCAAACTTGCCTTGAATAATATCTCCAAGCAAACGTACATCAATATCCATTTTACGAGGTGCTGCAGGATAGTTTGAAATAAACCATCCACCAATCTTAAGACATTTATATACCTGATCCAAAGTTTCAATCAACATTGGTACTGAACTAATAACGTTCAATACATTAGATGCATATACAACATCATAAATCTGCAGCAGTTCGTCAACACAATCTTGTGGTTTATTATCTCCAATATCCCATCCATCAACATCAAAACCCTTTTGCCGTAGATAGTTTCCTTGGACAAATTCCGTACCACAACCATAATCCAAAATCTTTTTACACTTATTCACATGGTTTTCCACATATCGTGTTACAACAGATCTTACGTTTCCATTCTTATCAAACACAGAAGATCCACTCCGCCGGTATGTCGAATTGGCGATTTTAATTTCTTCGACAGTCATAATTACTTCCTCCTTAATAAAAAAAGAGACTGCATTATAACAGTCTCTTAATTTAAGTCTAATATTTGTTGTGCATTTCGATAACAAATATCTTTTGCATATTCAACTTCACAATACTTATAAATATAATCAACGCCACTATCAATCATATATGGTCTACGATTACTTCTATGTGCATCAGATCCAATAAAAGTAATCAACCTTTCATACAATAACTTTCTTGCAAAATTTCGAATAAGTTTATCAGATTCTTCCACAATACTATAGGCGTTAATTTGAAACAAACAGCCATACTGTTGCAACATATTAATATATTTCGGTTCCATAGACAAGCCATAGTGTCTTTCGATATGAGCAAGAATAGGAATATAACCCGCCAAAGAAATATTTTTTACACATTTCAAAATAACATCTGCTGTTTCATACGGATTAAATTCTATTAACACATAGTTTGTTCCGTTGATAGTTAGAATGCTTCTGTCGTTCAGTTCGTCAATAAGCTCTTCAATAATATCATCCTCACAGTAAACTTCGCAACCTCTATATAATTTTATATTAATATTTTCTATTTTTACCTGCTTTTGCAACTCATTAAAGTTTTTTATATAATTTTTCGTGTTACAACTATTATGTGATGTACATACGATCGTGCGAACTCCTTGTTTATATGCATCACGCAACATGTCAATTGACATTTCGACATTTAATGATCCGTCATCTACGCCATGAACTACATGTGAATGAATATCAAATACTTTACATATCATTCATACACCACCTTTCGTATGCGTTATCGCACATATTATCAATATAATCTTTCTTTTTCAGAGTGTCTAGCCAATCCTTATTAATTGCGTCAAATCCATACAACGCACCTGCCAATCCGCCTGCAATTGCCGCAACCGTATCAGTATCTTCACCCAGATTTACTGCTTTCAACACGCATTCATTATAACTATTTGTCGTCAACAAACACCAAATTGCAGCCTCAAGACTATCTACTACATATCCAGAACTTTTAATTTCATTTCTATCAATCAAACTAATGTCTTGACACAAAAGTCTATTATAATATTTATTGGGAGGATAATAAATATCGTCAACTGAAACAGTGTTTAATGCTCGATAAACAGAACTTTTTGATGGATTTGCGAGCAACTCTCTTAAAACATAAGCATAAATTACACAGCCATCCGTTGAAATGCAATGTGCGTGAGTTAAAGAGGATGCTTGAATAATCATCCTCGTAAAATTACTGTTATTGATATTATTACATACTGCATACAATACGAAAGGATGAATACGCATCAGCGATCCATTTCCATTTGACATTATATCAGAAAGACCGCAACTATGCGCAGACATTTTACCATAAACATAATTATCAATAGCATAGCTACAAGTATTTCCAATGTCGAACACAAAACCTTCTGGAGTGAATTCGCCACGATAACACCATTTGCCAAAATTTTTCATAATGTCATCGAAATCCAAAGTTCCCTTAGCTAGGCTTTCAAGTGCGCATAGCGACATACTAGTATCGTCTGACCAACATCCTGCAGGAAGATTATATGTGCCATATCCAATCATATCCGTTACTGGTTTACGATCCAAATACTCTCTACTTCGAAATTCCACTGGAACGCCGAGCGCATCACCGACTGCATGACCAAACATAACTGCTCGTATTTTATTCAGCATTTTAATCACATCCCTCTATTTATTGATTACCAAATTGCGTTTAAATAAATAGTTTCCTTTTCAAAATCGGTGGTTTCCAAAATATTTTTAATAATATTTGCAACTTCAATAACTTGGTCCGCATAAATATGATCATAACGATCTGTACCAAAGAACATACCCTTTTCTTCCATTAAAGGCAAATATTCTTTTGAGACAGTTTCATTTACAACATATTTACCGTTATTATTGCCAAACATACTTTCTACCTTGAGGCAATCATTCAATAGGCTGATAAGATTTTCTTTTGTAATTTCATAAAAATCTTTATTTGCAACACCATTCATAACATTTTTAATAAACCAATTAAAAATATGGTTTGCCTTTACAATTCGTGCCAATTGGTCGAAAATACTATAGGTTTCAATTTCTCCCATGTATTCATGATACATCGTTTTTTCTACATAGAAATCATTGTAATAATTCACAATATACTTGTGTGCGAGTTTACTTTCGGGAATTCCACACCATTCTTCAAGTGTATTTCCACTATCTTTACCTTCCGCTTTTGCTCTCTGCCAATTAAAGTACTTATCAATCAGAACGATATCCTCTCTGGGAATAGTTTCATATTCATCCGTCATAATATTTTGATACCGAGGTGCTTTTGTTAAATACATAATCAGTGCCATAGTTATTAACTCCTTTTATATTAATTTTGTGTTGTTATAATACCATACTTTTCATAATTTGTCAAGTATCCGTCTTAATTCTCCTTTGCCCACTTTCTAGCATCTTTCAATCTATCAAAACTTGCTACAATATCGCCTTCTCCTTTGTCTAAACAAACATCATATAGAATCTTCTTTCCGAATACCTTACCATTACGCCACAAAGTATGTTCTACAACTCTCGAAATACCATACTCTCCAACTGTTGCTACTACAATTGAATCAACAACCTTTCTTTCCATTTTCATTCCTCCTTAAATTTCGTATGCGGACAAATTCCATGCGTGGCCCATTTCATAATAATAGCCATGCTTTTGAAATAATTCAAAAAATTCATTTTCAAGCCTAACCCATCCTGGTACATATGCGTTAAGTACATGATTTAATGGGCCTTCAAAACTCATAGATAGAGTATCTGTGTTAGCGTACTCAAAATATTCCTTTGGATTTCTATTCTGAAATTCATACAGCCTGTTGTCAATTTTCTTCCCTTTTTCGTCATGCCAGTTATCCCAAGATGCCCATGCTTTACCGTTAAAGTAAATGCAACAATCACCCCAAAGATCCTTCTTAATACACCAGTCGTAAATGTCTTTGGCTAATGCTTCCATTTTCTTTTTCATAATTAAACCTCCTTATACGTTGTAACCAACAAATTCTGTTACAATTACATGATTATTTGTAATTTCAAATCCATAGAAAAAATACATTGACCCAGGTCGTACTTCATAACCAGGGTTATACATTTCAAAGTGCTCTTGCAATTCGTAATTAGACATTTCTTTTAATTTATAATACTCTTCTTCGTCGTCAATAGTATAAATATGAATCCGTTCTGCGGACTCTGACCAGCCATTAAGCGGAGACTCATAAATCTTTTTCATACAAATCTCCTTTAACCATAATAAGTTCCAGAAATATGACGAATATATTTCCTGTAGTCAAAATCATCAGGAAGATACTCGCCAATTTTTTCTTTAAATTCTTCAATCATTTCATCAATATTACTATAAGCGGCCCTAAACAGAGTGCTTACTGTATTAGTAGGAACATAGTATATATAGTCATCGTCATATGATTCACTATCGCCCCAAATATTTTCGCCATTTTCATTAATCGCAATCGCCTCACCAGTAAAGCTACCAATATATTCTACAAGCCCTTCATCATACAATGCTTCATTAAAAGCAAATTCGTCGTCTTCGTAATCATCATCTGTGTAATCATCACATACTTTAGATGCAACCATCTTAAGCATTTCCCTTGTCATTAATAGGCCGTAATCATCAACAGCATAATCTCTCGTACTCATAATATCGTCTCCTTTATATTAATTTTGTATTGTTATTTCAATTTTTCTTTAACATAAAAGTCGGTATCTCTGTTATAGCAAATCTGGCATCCGAAGCAGTCTCTTGCTCCACAATTAATTTCTACATTATTTTCTTCAATAAATTTCTTGTCGTATACAGTAAATACATGATCTACGAACCAGAACTTTTCTCTGTCTATCTCCGTTTGTTTATTCAACATAGGACTACTTACTACGATACTCAAATTTTCAGGTTTCTTAACATTATTTCCATTAAACAACTCGTCTAAAATCCAAGTGTTTTTAGTCCAAAGTGCAAATCTAGTATAAGGATTTCTTTCGCAAATTAAAATATAATTTGCAAGATGCGTAGTATTATACAAATCACCGAAGCTTTCAAATCTGAAAACGTTTGCATTTGTAACAGGAATTTCCTTACCAGTCAGAAGTCTAGTTGTAAGAATATCTGCGTTTTCTGCAAGATGTTTCTGCAAACTCTTACGCATTTTCATATATGTAGCAGCATAACAGTGACTGCATACGCTATCCCCGTTCTCCCTACGCTTAATACAGTAAGGGTTGTTTGCACAAGAAGTACCAATACTATTGATACCCTTCATTTTCCCATCGTGGTTAGTCATCCATAAAGCACCGTTCATTGCCATACTATTCACTTTCCTTTCTTTATTATATCATATTAATTTTGTATTGTCAAGTTTTAGCTTATTCTTACAAACTCAATTTCTTGTTTCTCTTCAACTGCAAAACTAATTTCGCTTAGAAAATTTGCAATTCCCTCAAAAAGTCCACGCTCTTCCTCGCTACTTGCATTATCCGCATGAATATCACACATGTAAATTTGTTCTTTTAGAATATCAAGACTAATTTTAATATTCATTCTTGTACCTCCTTTATTTCTGTAATGTCTCCTTCTGATACCAAACCGTCACTAAAATTTAATTCTCCATTACTGGCCATTTCACAAAACTTTTCCGTTACTTCGTCTTCTGTTTCTGCTTCTACATAAAATTCGTGCAAAATTACTTCCCGATATTCAACCTTAAAGGTTTTCATAAGTATACCTCCAATTTTATATTTTGTACACGCACTCAAAAATTCCGTAGGCTTTCTTTAATTGAATCATGTGATTCAGGATGATCCTGGATAAGGATCTTTATGCTGGTGCTAACCAGCATAAGAAGATCCGTTTCCAGGAGTTGTGTCCTGAATATACTGAATTGAATTTCCTTGTGCATATTGGTGCCTATAACCATAATGTACTCTGCATTTCCGTAGGTATCTCTTTAACAGTGCCATATAAGAATACAAATAAGATCATGACTGCCAAAAGGCATAATGATAAGATGCGTGACTGGCAGTCATGATCTTCATTCATTGGATTATTATTAAATTAAAATACCTTGTACATCTGCAGTACCTATCTGCGTGGGGTTATTTATTGCGAATTTCTCCAATATAAGTTGCAGTGTTAATTCCATTATCTGCAATAACTTTCTTCATAAGCGCAAACATCCTCCATCCTTCTCCTTTGTACTCATCAAGCTTTTTGTTAAGAAGGTGCATTGCACTCATGCCAAATTTTACATCAAATTCATCTGTATTAATACCACAATTGTGGAACATGACAAGGTTCTTAAGTGTGTAGAATGCACCTTCTCCCTTATATGCATCAAACCATTCTTTGCTCTTAGGAGTGTCGAAAGGCAGTTTAACATGATTTCTCATAAATGCCTCAAGAACTCTATAAATTTCAGCATAGTTCTTAGCATACTTAATTCTGAAAATATAAGTTCTTACAGGAGAATAAAGTTTCTTATCAAGGTCTTCATTGAAGATATTGATGCCCTTGACTCTCTTATAAGGGATACCCTTGCAGTTTCTGTTAGGAAGCGCATCAGCATATGCTTTAAGCTTTTCGATATAGTCTTCAAGTACCGCCATTACGGTTTCCTTATCAAAGAAGTGGATTCTTTCCACAAAACTCTCAGTATCTTTTTCCTCAAGTTTGCTAAGCACACGCACCTCTTCTGTCATCATCTTAAGAGTGTATTCATATCCATACATTTTCTTAATACAATCGTTATATCCTTTATACTTACCATCATAAGATACGTAGTTAAGTGCCGCAAACATTTGCGCCATCACAAAACGTCTATGAAGACGAGTGTTCCTTACATAACCATCTTCAATAATATTGTTGAAGATTTTATCATATGATTCATCAAAGAACTTTCTCAAAGCCTCTGTAGGTGTCATATCATTATTTTCTTTTACGACCTTAGGAACATAATTACCATCCTTATCTACAACAATGTGAATCTTTGCACCGGCAGGGATCGCCTCATTTACATCAAGTGTGAAATACTTGCTAGTGTCGCATCCTGCGTTTTGCAATTTTTCCATTCTTTCTTTCTTGTTCAACATAATAATCATTCTCCTTTTCTTTTATTAATTATTTTCAATCCAGTTTCTTAGAATAATTAAGTCTGGATCACCTTTGCTTTGCCAAAACCACTTACCCATTCTCTGTTCATTCCACACAAACTTTCCGTCGAGGATCATGCATAGTATGAATCCCTCAAGCTTAGCCTGTGCAACTTCACGCCTTTCTGCTCTGAAAAGATATTCGTCACCAATCTCTTCGATAGAAAGCGCCTTGAAATATTTTCTTCGCTTGCTGTCACTTCTTTCGCTTGGAAGAGAGTATTTGTAGCCCAGATATAGACCATAGACGAGTTTCAGAATACGCTCAAGAATGTGGTTATCATAGAAACCTTCCAGATATTCATCTGAGATAAGCTTCCTTTCTTCATCATAAACACCATCGGCAATAAGAAACTTCTTACCAATTTTCATTGCTCTGTTCTTAAAATTGATATAAAAGCTTTCTCCATCCGAGACTCTTTGAATTAGTTCTTCATAAATAGTCATTGATTTACCTCCTTTTCAGTTTTAGATGCTCACAGTTTTGGTATATCTCTTTATTGGTTTCATATTCCCTGCGCTGGGAAGCTTGCAGAGATGAGCAGCGACGGTAGATAAACCGTCGCTTCTCATCTATCGAGCTTATCATAAGGGCAGTGGAATTAAATTAAACTGCCTTGCTGTCTAACCGGTATACTCCGTAGATTACTCATAACATTGGCATATTTCTTTAGCTGTTTCATATTTGCAGCATATGCCAGAATATCCTGATCATATTGCTGGGGATACCCAACATTAAGATCAGGAGAGTCTGGTTAAAGTGCTGCGAATTAAATTCTGTTACCTTGTAATCTATCGCTATGCTGCGAATTTAAATTACTCACAACTTTGATACATTTCTCTAGCAGTTCCATATGAAACGGTATGGGACGACGCCTAAATGGTGATTATATCGATAGTATATAATCTTCCAAGAATAGTCGTCTTCATACCGGTGAATTGAAGTCTGTTGTCTTGTAATTTTTCTGTCGTATTACAGATTAACTACTCACAATTCTGACACGTTTCTGTAAATGTTTCATATTTAGACTAGGGTCTGAAGTTATCGGCTTGAGCCCTCACTTCATGACCTGAGTCTAATTGAATTGAATTGCCTTGTAGCCATATGTCGTGTTACATGCTGCGGACTAGTGTATCATATACTGATCTGTTTGTAATCAATGCGTTTTGCATACATCTGATACTGAGATAACCTTCGATTTCCTTCTCTGTTTTACGTCGATTTGCAGCTACATTTTTACCAGTACCTCGTAGAATTGTGAAATCTGCTTTGTCAGTTACACTTCCAAGACCTCCAATCTTTTTCTTACCAGTCGCACAAGCTCTGATAGCGTCAAGAACAAATTCGTTTAATTCATCAATATCTTTTTGAACATTGATAATAGGTAAAACAGATGTTGCCCAAGAGTACCTACCGTCTCCCTTATATAGATAGGAATTAACTTGATTAAGCGCTCGTGTCATAGAGATGTTACGTTGCTTAATGGTTCGTGCTTCAATTTCTTTCTGAAAGTTCTTAACACGATTCTTAGACAGCGTAATCATGTCTCCTTTGATATTAAAACCAAGAAACTTGACCCATTTATTTTTATAAACCTGCTCAACTTTTTTAGGATTCAGCATCATTTCCATATCGGCAAGCATTGCCTTAAGTGTTGGGAAAGCAGCACCCCATTCAGAACCGACATAAAGCAAATCATCAGAATATCTTACATAATATCCAGGCAACATACTCATTACATTATCAATCTTATACAGTACTGCATCAGCTAAGAAACTAGCCACGGCACAACCCTGCTTTAGCGACTGGTAATGTTCAATCAGTTCTCCATTGTAATCAAAACACAAATCTGTGTGGTAATACTTTCTTACGATATCAATGATTTTCGACTTACCAACTTTGCTTTCCATTCTGTCAAAGATTTCATCAATATATCTGATAGGAACCGTATCAAAATACTTAGTTAAGTCTGCCTTAAATCCAACTTCCACGGTTTTAATCTTGACAATCTGCCTTGAAACTTCCTGCACGATCTTGCCGCAACCAATACCAGACTGATAAGACTTGCAACTAGGATGCACAAACTCCGGAAACATTTCAAAGAACAAATTGTTTACAATTGACAAGAAGATACGATCCACGTTTTCATTGACGTAAACAATTCGCACATCTCCATTATCTTTAGGAATAGCTGCTTGGTGTGGAGGTGCAATTTCATAATTATCTGTTACGATTGCATTAAACAAAGCGACTCTGACTTCAGGAGTGCAAAGTTTTCTAAGCTCTCCTTTATCTATGTGCTTGTCTACTCCTGTTTCAAGTGCTTCTTCCCAGCGTTTAGCTTCGAAGAATTTTTGCAATAGAATATCACTCATATTTACACCTCCATTAATTTTGTATCATTAGTATCGTTTTGATTGATTTATCAGTATCATTTTGGCACCCATAATAAATAAGTAATAAATAATATAATATATATTATCTACAAACTCTTACTGTCTTACCTTTTAGGTAGTTGTTGCAATTCCACGCATAACCTTTTTCCTCGTCTCCATACAAATCTACATATGGAACACCAAGAGTTTTTACAAAAGAATTACGATCTTCATCTCCAATTCCCATTACAGTTTTCTTTTCATATCTACAATAGTTATCATCGAAGAAAAATACCCTATCTCCAACTCTTACTTCTTCAATAGGAATTTCTCTTGCGTCTAAGAATTCACCAAGTCTCTCTTTTTCAGGCATACGCTTATCAATTTCTCTTAGCATTTCATCAAGGTCATAGTAATCTTGTTCTTCATAATCATAGTGTTCTCGATCTACGATTTCCCAACCCTTAATGATATAAGTTCCGTTGTCTTGCCATTCACCAGAGTCTTTACTAAAGTTGTCAATGCCAACTGACAATCCACCACCGAAGAAGTTACCAATTACTTGACACAATCTTGCCCATCCATAACAGTCTTCGTCTGGCGTTCTATATCCTTTAAGTTCGCAGTACTTCAAGAATGCACTAACACTATCATATCCACCGTTCCAATGTACATATACGGCAATGCCGTCCTTTTCATAGTTTTCTCTTGTAGTAATTAAAGCTCTGTTTCCCATATTCTTTCCTCCTTAATTCCATTCTGTGTAAAAGACAGCAGTATCTTCCCACTCATTTTCTTCATTTAGATATTCATACCAACCACCATATTTGCCTTCATTTTCTGACGGTCTCCATTTGCCGATACCATAATCTTCATTCATAGTATCGTCAAAACATTCTTCACAACAATACCATTCTCCGTTACCAGCCGTGAAACCTTTATCATATGGCTTGCCACAAATTTCACAGAAACGAATTTCTATTCCATAATTGTCATATAGAATATCTCCTATAATTATTTCCGCACTGTCTTCTGAAATATCATTTATCAGATATTCTTTGCCATCACATGACACCACAACCTTTCCTAAGAAAAATTTAATAGTAATGTCATGTCCACCTATAGTCCCGTTAAATTCTTTATTTTCCATTAGATAGTTTATAATGTCTTTCATATTTCTTTCTCCTTTCCTTTAGGCGTTATGTATTTCATTATAACAATCCAAAATATCTTCAAATTCGTCTTCTGTAATTGGTTCTTCTGCCTGTATACGATACAAACTATTTTCTGTATCATATAAATAATCTGGACTAATATCAGCTAAACTACAGTTTCGTCCCTTGATTATGTCAACGGTGCCATCTTCTTTGATAGATAAGATGAAGCTCATATAAGTGTCTCCGTTATAGTGTTCTATTTCGAAAGACACTTGTTTTATTTCTTTTGCCATATCAATCACTCCTCTATCTCTACTACATCTTCAATCTTAACACCCATGAAATCTACGGCATTTGCAATTCTACGCATCAGCTCTTCTTGTTCCATATTACATAACACTTCTTCTGCAATTTCGCTTGCCTCTTCATAAGAATTCGCTTCTACTACAAAATTTGCAGCACCTTCTGGTATAAACCATACATCATACTTTTTCATATTTATCTCTCCTTTCTTTACCATCCATAAATCTTTGCAACATCTCTGTATAAAGATTTTGTATAATAATTTAATTTTTTTCTAGTAATATTGTCTCCGTTATAAATTGCGTTAAGCAGATTATCGATATTCCTATCTTCACGAATAACTCTATATTCATAATAGTTTGTTCCGTCATGGTGTGATGCAGTTGCCTTGATGTTATGACCGTCTCCATACCATTCAATATAGTCCGCCATCTCATAAAGAATATCTGACACTTTTGTTCCTAAAATTCTATATCCTCGATGTCTACCATTCCATAAACCAAGGTCTGCAATAATAAGAATACGACCATCAGTCTTAACATTTAAGTTTTGTCGTTCATCTTCGAGATACATGCTTTGTAATTCTGGATCTTCTGCATCGCTCATATTACTCCATATGATTCTTTTTGACATAAAACCATCTCCTTTATCTCTCGATTATATATTCTTCAACAATGCATCCAGTTCCGGCAACATAAGAATGACAATCTGAAAACTTATATCCACGGTCTACAAAATAAGTGGTCGCACAATCCTTTCCTTTAAAATGCTTAAAAAACACACCATCTTTGTGACAACAAATATCATCTGGACGATCTTTCCAGTACATAAACTTAATATAATGTTTCGCTTTGCGAATTTCCTCTACAGATGTATGTAGGGTTTTATTAATTGCTTCAGGTGTTCCACTAATACAGATTTCAAAATCATCCTCAATACATTCTTGAATTAATCTGCCTTGCTTATTCATTTTATCGCTAACAATTGTGCTACCGCTAGTTCCCCATTCCCATGAATAAGAGCCACCATTTTTTCTCCACACAGTACACACATGATTACCGCCCTTTGTAAGACGCATCATAGTTTCATCTCCATCAAAGTAGCCAAGTTTAATTAAATCAAGTGGTTTGCCGGTAACCTCAAGAACAACGCACTCTTTGTTATTTTCTACTATTTTTACGATATCTGATAGCTTTTTCATACGTTTTCCTCCTTTATATGAAATCATGGATACTCATTCCGGGAGCATCCCATGGATTGCTCGGACTATAATCTCCGTTCTCTGCTGACGGTACATAATCATCATCTTCAAAGAATTCGTCATCATCCAACCATTCTTCATCTTCACTTCTTACGCCGTCGATATCAAACTCATATTCAATTTGGTATGCTAAGTCACTCAAGGTTCCCTCAACTTCTGCTTCTCTTAAAGCTTTCGCAAGCTCTATCAGATGATGTTTCTCGCCTTTAATTTCAATATCATTCTCTTGGAATATATATCTGTATTTATCAATTTTCATTTATATCACTCCTTTATTAATTTCATATTATTATGCTATCCTTACCAAACCACCGATCCTTTCTTGGACTGCAATGCTACCGAATTCGGAAAGAAAATCATCGCTCTTGTTCCATACATATGCCATCACATAACCATCTGCAATATCGCCATTATACATGTCATATTCTTCTTCATAATCGCTTACGTATAGAAAGTTATACATATCCATTACAATACCATCAATTCTAATCGGTGAATGAACTACATGGTACACCAAAGCATCATGTTCCCTTTCGAACTCTTTCACCTTTTCATTAAGTTCTGCATCATCGCTAAACTCGTAAAGTCCACCAGTAGGCTCAGAAAGTTGTACTTCATCATACTTAGTAAATGCCTTGATGCAAGGTTTGAACAGACCAAGCGCCTGCATCCTTTTTATAGCCTCTTCTTTTTTGTTTTCTCTTGATACTTTACACATTTTCATTCCTCCTTAATATATATAATAATATATAATTTTATTTTAGTCTATTAATTTTGTATTGTTTCATCTACGCAGTTCTATCTTGAAAGCACAGCGACATGCCCAAGCTTCTTCCTTGGTAAGAACACGAATTCTATATGTGTCATCGTCATCGTGATCAGATTTACGAACTGTTACCTGCACAAAATCAATATTAGATTGGAGCAAACAATCCAAAAATTCTTCACTCTGCGTTGTAATAATACGAATTCCTTTCTCATAAGACAAACTTTCGTGCAGTTCGTTTACTGCAGCAGGATAGTCTTCAAAATAGTCCTCGTCTCTGGGCATAGTATAGAGCACTGCTTTTAAGTATTTTGCTACAGCCCTGACGTTTTTAGGACGACCTGTAAGAACGATTATTTTGTTTGTATCTAGTTTTTCGATATTAATAATTTTCATATTTACCTCCGTGTAAAATCATTGTTTTATTGGTCTGTCAATCTTATCGACTTTAATCCAATGCTTACAATTTGGACAACGCCATTGTAAAACGGATACATGTACTGTTTTTGCAAATCCACATTTAGGACATTTCACGTTTCGTTCCATAATTTTACCTCTTAAAACCACACTTTTATTCGCTTTCTTTTTCTTTTCGTTGTACATCCAATGTACAAACATTTCCATCAATCATTTTCTCTGTGACAACATACATATCACCAAAATCATCACCGACATTTGGGATAGTTATTGGGTTATAATCACCAAAGTATTCCCTTGTACCCCTAAGAGGAACATTCACTCTTACTTTCATAACCTTACCTCCGTGTTAAAATCACTCTTTTATGTGGTTTTGGGTAATTCAAAACCGTCTTCAATCAACAGATTTTTAGTTTCTTCGATTGCCGCTTTCCAATCTGGTTTAATACCGTCTGGATAATTGAAAAGAAACGCATATTTAGTATGGAAGTCGATTCTTTCATGTCCAGGGATATTGACAAAACAATACCATCTTTTCTTGCGAATAGGTTCTTTGTAATATACATCGTCTGGCAATTTATCAATATATAATTGACGCAGTTCTTTTGTCTTACCAACATCAAAGCCTGGACGCATTCTTGTCATTTCTTCATACCAACCCTCACGGACACGTTGACTTTCATACAACTGAGATTCGGCTCGCAAAGATAACTTATTATGTTGATAAGCTTTACCATTAACAAGTCTTAAAGATAGACCTTCGATTTCTTCCGGTGTAAGATTACATTCCCCGCAATCTTCTACAAGTTCGCCATTAACCCATTCGTATCCATTTCCAATCACCAAAAACAAATGGTCGAGACAATCCGCTCGTTCTTTGAATAGAGTGGGGCAGGAGTCGAACATTTCTTGAATAGTAAGCTCAACATTCATGTCTATTACCTCTTAAAATCGTCATTTTATTCTTTAATCATGCTATCAATTAAATCATACACATCAATGAGTTTATCTAATTTCACTTCATCATCATGAGTAAATGGAAAGTTATGCTTAACACTTTCAATTTCGTCTTGAATAATCTCCAATACTTGCTGTTTAACTGTCATAATTCCACCTCATAAAATTATCATTTATTCTCCGTATACTTTTACCCATTGTTCTGCCCATTCAAATACTCCTTCTAATGTGCTTGCCGAACAATAAGAAGAAATTTTCCACTTGTCATTACAATCGTCTTTTCTTCTGCACAATAAGTTTGCATCATATGTTCCATCTTCTCTAAATAAATTGATTTCAACCTTATAGATATACATAGGCATACACATCATAAAATTACATTTTTATTTTGAATCCCATGCGTAAGAGTACGCTTCTTTATTTCCGTCTTTGTGAAGATCGCCAATCTCAATTACGTTATCGTATTCATCAAATTTACCATACTTATCCTTCTTAAACCACTTGTTCAACCATTTAACCTCATTATCGTCTTTACTATCCGCCGTAAAAGTAATTCGCACCTGATACAAATAGTCTGTACTCCAACCAGGGTTTTCCTTTTCAAAGTCATACAATTCAATGCTCTTTACATAATTATTATGCTTTGCGAAGAAAATCTTTGTCTTAGTGTACGGAAGCCAAAATGCGGTTTGCATTGCTTTTACAAATTTCTTTCGTGCCTTATACGACTCATTCTCTATAAACTCCCAGATAAAAGATTTTTGTCTTGTGTAATAAGCGTCTTTGCCGCACATTCCATTGTAACACAAGAAAGGATGGTTCTTCATCATATCAAGCATGCACTGCAGCTCAAGTGTATACAATCCGTTGTCTTTCTCTTCTTCATTCCAGTCTTTTGCATTAAATTCAACCAACAGTTCACTTCTGCTAGGCTTGAATTTGTCAATCTGCGTGTCATACTGTGCGAACACGGAAATAAGCTTATATTTCTTTTTGTCTTCTTCGGATGCTTCTAGCAGCTCAGAGTTGATCCACATACCAAACTTCCAGTGTTTCCAAACTCCTTTGCACCGGAAGTGAATCACCGAATCATCACCCATATCGAAGATAAAATATCCATTTCCGTATTTGATATCATACGGTTCGTACCCAAATTCTTTTATCTTGCTGAAAATAAATTCTGCAATTTCTCTGTTCTTAGTCATGTTACATTGCCTCCGTTAGTACAAATCCTCAGAATACAATTCATCATGTCCGTGGTCTTTATGATACCATTTGGTTGTAACAGAAAGCTGACCAATCTCATAGGCGTACTGAAAAGCTTCCTCTCTGTTCATAAACACCATATCTTGAGTTACAAATCCTTGCTCCAGCACCTTATATTTTGTTTTCGGTGCGTAACCTAGATCTTCTAGAATCTGGAGTCCATGTCCGTGCCGGATACACGGAACGATAGTAGGATGATCAAGTCCTTCTACTTGAATCTTTAGTGCCGCACAGATTATCATTTGCTTTTCTCCTTACGTCGTTTGTGAATTTCAATCATAACTTTCAAATACGAAATAGACAGAGGAATTCTCCACCATTTACGATGAATAAAACTCAAGTCATCGCGATCCATCCATGTAATTTCAAAATGTAATCCCTTAAGACCGGTTTTGAATAGATTGTCACATTTCAGCTCAAACTTAATACCATGTTTTTTTCCACGGATAGTCCAATTCCATATTTCGCTATCATACTTTCCATTACGTCGCTTGCGTCTTTTATACGCTTCTTCATCATCTCTTGTCCACTGTTCAAGAAACTCGATAGTATTTTTCTTTTTGATGTCGTTATCAATTTGTTCTTTGGTCCAATATTCAAAATGTGTTTCATATCCACCGCAAGTAGGACAGCATAAGTTAGGATCATATTCTTCGTCATCACGAGAGAAGATTACAGTCCCACATTCCTTACACCGTAATGTGGTTTCAAGAGTTCCATGACAATGATGCACGCACTCAAAATCACAATGCATCTTTTCTCTAAAGTATTGAGTTAGAGTATCAAGTCTACAAACAATCTCTTCCGTTTCCTTATTAATCACATTTTCTTCGTCGTCGATATGAAACCAACATTCTGGTTTGTTTTTTGCATATCGAATAAGATCATACTTACTAATCATTTACATTACCTCCGTCCATCCATTACGTCGAATAATTGCTCTCATGTTTTCTCTTCCAACTGGATTCATACTGTGAATTCTGATAGGATAGTTGCGACCAGTTTCTTCAAGCCAGTAGAGAAGCTTGATGTAGTCGCCGCCCTGACAAGCATAATCGCCTGCATCGTGATCAAGATCAATGAGTTCAATTTCTTCTGTATAAGACTCTTTAGTTGGCCCTGTTCGCTTATCAAATTCATGAGCTTGTATAGATATTTTTGCTCCATTGACACTTGTACACCAAATATATCCCTCAGGCGCAGGTCTAACATCATCCACCCAAAGCTTCATTTACATCTCACCTTCCACTCTGTAATAAGGAATATTATGTTCGATAGCAAATTTGTGTGCTTCATATAATGCGTCCTTAAGTGCTGTTTCATAATAAAATGCTTGAATCTTCATTTCGTTTACTTGGACATATCCCGGTTTATCTTGTGCGGGCCTAATGAGTTTAAAGGTATATATATTCACTTAGGTTCGTCCTCCCGAACTTCATAATCCTTGGCATATACAAGTTCTGCCATTACTTCCATGTCGCCACAGATAACCATTTGAAGAACTATAATGTCGTTATCTGGATCTCTAACTGTATGAGAATGCAATCCACGATAGTCGGAAGAATCATATTCCCTTTTTGTAGCCTGATGCCCTCCCTCTTTAAGAAGGCGTCTTGCTCTCTCGCTATCTAAATGAAACCGTTCAAACCAACTATGAGAATGATTCTTAAGAATTGCACCAGTAACTGCGTTAATATTAACACTATTTGTTGTGTTTCCAGCATGATAAGTGTTAAACATTTGTATTCACCTCTTTGATTACGTTATGGGTTTCAAAATAATATGTTCCATATTTTTCTCCATATGCGTATAGATTTGCTGTTTTTAACTTTTCAACATATTCTTTTGCCACATCCATATTCATAGCAACACCGACAATTTCTTGACAATCATCATATCGTGATTTATATATTATCGTTACAACTTCCATATAACCTCATCTATTAAATTAATCCTTTATACTTCAATGTAATGACAAGGAATTTTAATTTCTGCATTGTTCTTATTTACAATCGTCAGATAATCCCAACTGTCAAGTTTTACCTTTTTATCACCAAGCTTGTTGCTTAGATAACCGCAGAACAAATCTTCGTAGTCAATCCAGAAAGATGCAACAATCCATCCGTCTTCACGAATTACACAAAGTTCTTGCGCATTTGTTTTCGTCCGAAGAAATTCTCTTAGCGTCATAATTATCTCCTTTCTTTTTCGTGGCTCACCTAACAGCGTACACGCTCTTACAGCGGTGGGTGTTGCCCTTGTTACAGGTCGCAGGGTTACTGGTTTGTGAGCTCGCCTACTGTTAACCCTTTTTCGGCGTATCGTTATTTAATCCACAACAGGCATGGGTACATAGTCATTGATTGCGCCGTAGCCCTTTGCCTTACAAGTTAGAATCTTTTCACTACACTTAATTCCGTTCTTCCGCAGCCACCGTACTACAGTAGGAATTGCCTCTGGGTGATTTCCAAGCCAAGAATTACAAAATCCATGAATCTGTACAATATGCTTACCGTTGTCCATTTCAATTGCATAGAACGGAGCATCAGGCTCGCTTTTCCGCCGCAGGAAGAAGAGATTTGTATGTCCAAGGGCATGACTACTTGTATACCCGCCAATACAAATGCGTTGCTTGCTTCCCTCGCTTACAATTTCGTTCAGGTCTTTTGGAAGTCGGATTACATATGTATCATCCTCATATTCATACTGCTTACGTTCTTCGTCAATCTTCGCTCTTTTTTCTTCTTCCTTCTTTCGACGTTCTGCCACCCGCAAGTCCCACAATGCTCTACGTTCTTCATCCTGTGCTCGCTTCAAAGTGTCAATTGCGTCATGTGCTCTGACAACATCGGAATAACTATCGAAATACCAATTAATCTCTGGCTGAGTTCCACGATTAAGGGAGTTATAACGATTAAGCGTATCGTCAATAATGGTATAAACATTAGGATTCTTTTTGCCAAGTCTAAATGCATTCTTGATAAACTTAATTCTGTCAATATTCATATATTCCAACTGAGAGAATACCTTTCTGCCATAACCACGATGGATAGCAAAAAATCCATCATAATAATTATCAAAAGATTCATTATCAAGATGGATTAAGTTCTCTCCAAAGAAATTACGCATTTCCAGTAAAGCGCCTGCACACTTATTCATAGAATAATTGTTTCCTTCATAAGTAGACAAATGCTTATCGAGCTGATGCTTGGTCAGTCCGACTTTACGAAGAATAGAATTTTCCTTTTCGTTGTAGTATCCGCCAAATATGTATTTCATATCAGCTCTAGGTGTTTGAGAATTCATCACATATCTAGCTGCACTTCTATGCCCAAGACTGATCATCTGCTCAATCTCAGGAAAACGAAGAATAGAAATGAGACAATTTCTAATATGCTCCTTGTTTTCCTTTTCTACATGGGGAATAATGTACTTGAGCCGCTTACACTTCTCCATTGCTTCCGATTTATTTGCAATTTCAAAATAAACCCAAGTATGAAGCTGTCTTGCTGGAATCCATCCATCCTTAGTCGGTGCAACAATACGGCTTGCACCATCATCATGAAGATACATTCTTTCTTTTTCAATAAAATCGTCGCTATATCTATTGAAAACTCTCAAAACAGACCATCCGTCTTCAAGTCGCTCAAACTCAATGAGTCCATTACCTCTCCAACTATTTTCAGGATTCTTAATAGGATATTTTGCTTTAATTTCGGCAACATCCTTTACTTGCATTTCAACAAGCTTATCAGTCAATTTCTGCTGTTTACCTGCACCACGAACTTTCTGACTTGTCTTATACCATTCCTGGATATGCCATACAGAAGAAACATTTACAACTCTGCCGCTACCAACAGTATAAGTATCAGAACCAAGGAACTTCTTGAACTCTTCGGTATTCTTGTAATATCCAATACGATAGAAGAAACCTAAAAATCCCTTAAAGTCATAAGAGCGATGATATGCAGAAAGAATAAAACTATTGGGTTTTACATTTCCGTTTTCATCAAGTACCGTCTTATCCTTTTTAAGGAAATACTTTTCACCAGCATATCTCCATTCCTTTACTTCTTCTTTTCTAGTGGTGGTAATTGTTACTTCTGCCAATTCAAGCATTTCAATATCTGCGTGATACTTTGCGTATCCATACCGAGGTTTGGATCCACTTTTCAGTAAGATATAGTCGGGATTGTAATAGTAAGAAAATTTGATATCCGGTTTTTCAATCTGTTTTTTTCCGGTTGCACTATCTAGATAAAATGTTCCTTTAGCGGTTTCCCATGTCAACCAAACATGAGGCAGCAAGCTTGCGTCAATAGTAGTTTTCTTCATTTTTTAATTTCCTTTCTGTAGGCGGGGTATTACGCCCCGCCTATCTATTTTATTTGCTCAACCATTCTCCATATGTAATGCCAAAAATTAACCAGTGTATTTCCATAGATGGCATGTGGAGATGCCGACGCCGCCATGGTACATATACGATAGACGGCAGTAGATACACAATTTCTTTTTCACACAGAAATTGAAGACATGGCTTTAACCGCCAATCGCATCTTGCCATAGTAAACACCTCAATTCAAAGCAGTTTCAACACGAGCCATCAGTACAGCCTTAACAGCATCCTTGGGCATAGTAGGCAGGTCATCACAACTTGCAATTTCTTCACCGTCCATAGTGTATGCTTTTGCCTTACTGTAGGACATGATGATTTCTACACCGCAAATCTCAACCACTTCATCGGGCACCATTTCCTTTTCCTCAATGGTTGCCATAGTGTAAAGCTTTTGCATCATTTCACAGATGTTACCATTGCTAGCGACATATGCAGCATTCAGTGCCTTAATTGCAGAAGCACGGTCAGCCTCATTTACGCTACCCATGATACCAATCTTCTGCCCGTCGATTACAATGTACTCGACCTTGGTTCCATTAGCGTTGAGTTCACTCCGAATCTCAACTGCGTTCTTATTTACCTTAATGTCTGCCATGATTAATTCTCCTTTTTGTTTTGTTTTTTCTTTTGCTTAATGGCGTTTCTTTGAATCCACCATTCGTGCTCATATTTCTTTAAGTGCCAACAACTTTTTTGTAAACACTGCTTTTGTCTAACCTGCTTAACTGTTAGACTACATTTATGTAGTTTGCAATAAGCGCAAGGACTTCTTGCATATGCGTTGTTCAAACTTTTATGCATCATTCGGCTTACCCCCAGGAATAATCCACGATGTCATTGAAGCAAAGACTGGGGTTTTCAAGGAAAAGTTTCATCCAGCACTCTGCCTTGGTTTCTCCAGTTACTGTAATCGTCTCTTCACTCATATCCAAGCCAGTAATGATAACTTCCAATTCCATATCGGTGTCGTTTATTGCAACAACGGCAAGGTCTTCCTTATCTCTTTCAGGTTCATTAAATACACTACCGTGGTAAGAATATCCGTCGCCATAACCATAGTGTCCGCCCATATAACCATAATTATATTGCGGATAGTTATATCTGGGATAAGAATACTTAGGAGGTGTATATTTCTTGGCGACATACACAAACGGACCATCGCATTTCTCTTTGATTAACACTTCCGCTGCGTCAATTGTGTCAATCATATCATCATACATTACATATTCATTAACGTTATGAGGACTATAATATCCACTAGACAAATTAACGCCGCTCAACTTAGATGCGGGCATCAGAGTGGAGATGTCAGAGTAAGTTCCAAACGCACACTTGAATCCGGTTGTGTCTTCTACAAAATCGATAAAATCTTTATTATCGCAGCTATAAAACACTGCGTCGCTGTTTCCTTTTCTGTCAAACTCAATCATGTAGTTAACATCAAGATGTTCAACATACTTTTCTTTTCTGTCATCGACATCATAAGTTGCATTAACGAACTTATGTGCACCAATACCTCCCTTTTCTTCGTCTTCACACAGAAGAACGGAGCAGTGCAGCTTTTTAACAAGTTCAAAAATAATTGCTACGCCATTTCTGTCATCTCCACCAATGCCTTGAGGGCTCGAAATCTTATTACCATTTTCCGAATAAATGATCTTCGTAACAGGCTCTTTGTGAACTGTATCCAAATGAGCAACCAACAGCACGGGAACAGTTCCTTTTGCATAGACAAATCCGTCTTCTGCAACAATGTTGTCAAACATTGACCTCAGATACGCAACAGCATAAGACTTAAGTTCTTTTTGCGTCATCTTATAAATCTTTTCAAGATTTTTCTTATCCATATTAAATCCTTTCTGTTAGTCGGTAGCCATATAACGATACTCCTTAAAGTATTTGAGCTCTGCTGCTCTTCGTGCATCTATGGCATCCTGTTTGTTGTCAAATCTTCCAAGGTGAATTTTCTTTTTATCAACCCAAATGTACGCAGACCATTTATTTCTAGACTTATCAAAAGAAACTCCAGTTTTACCGCTTGTATTATTCTTGCTTGGTGCGTTGTTCATTTGGTTTTGCTGATTGGTTACGAGTCTAAGATTTGATTTTCTGTTGTCAAACTTATGCTGTGGCTTTGGAGGATGAAATCTGTGGTCAACCTGAATACTGGAATCTGTTACTCCCATAACAAGCCTATGCAAAAATATCACACCGTTCTTTTCTTTGTGAGTTAGATATCCTGCGTCATTATAATACCAACAATATTTCTGTATTACATTAATATCTTCTTTATCGAACCAAAATGGTTCTCCTTTGAACGTGTAACCAATGCCATAATCTTCGCTATCCAAATCGAAAGTGTTTTCTCTTTTATGTTTTTTCGACGCAGTTTCTTTTTGTAAACATCCACAAGATTTGGTGTTGCCATTTTTTAAACTACTGCCAAACACTTGTATAGTTTTGTGCTCATTACACGAACATAAACAATTCCATTTTGCAACACGAACGCCACTTGGACTTATGTAATCTTCTGCTTGACTTATCACAGTCAATCTTCCAAACCGTTGTCCAGTTAAATCTTCTTTTACTTTAACCAAAGTTATCACGTCTTTTCATATTGTCCTCCTTAAAGTACACATTCACTTAAATAAGCGTGGCACAGTCTGCTACCAGACGTGAATTCTCTGCCACATCTCACACAAATTCCCTTATGCCCAATTGTCATGATTCTTTCTTTAAGTGCGTCATATTTGTCGCTGGGATAAAAAATGGAACAACTTCTGTTTGAATGATAATCTCTATAATGAACACCTTCGCTAACGGTATGTTTCGTACAGGTATCATATCCAACTTCAACAGACCAATTTCCATCTCCATTGAGAATTTCGTTGAATTCATCTACAACAAATCCTCTAAACTTAGAATAGAGATCGGTTGCGCCATCGTTTCCCTGAGGATACAAACGGTTCTGCATGAACAAACCGTTATCATAATGGAACATCTGCCGATATACCTTAGGCTGTTCGTGAATAGGATTATTCATTTCTGTCAAGACATATGTGATGATTGAAGTGCTATCCAACATATAGGAAAGGTATCCTCCCTTCCATCCACCGCTAGTAATGTTATGACAACTCTTCCAGTTAACGCCGTGAGACATAGTAAGATAATCCAAAGGATTTACGCTAATGACAAAGTTTAATTTTCTTTGTGCTTCGGAAACAATGTCTGCGTAACTTGCAAACAACTTATCATACGGATATACGGTTTTAGTCACAGGCTGTCCATTTCTCTGTACTGTAACTTCTTCAGGATGAAGCTTCTCAACTCCATAGTGATGACATACCTGATTAAATGCACGACTTGTTTTTGTTCCCGCTTTAATTACATTGCCATCTGCTTCGTTTCCGATAATAAAGTCATCCTGGAGCTTTGAGTGTACAATATATTTAAAATCGTTGATATCACTTTGAAAATTACTGATGCGGTTACGTGATGCAACAGTGGAAAAATCACTTTGATTAAAGGCGAGCACAAGGTTTCTCTTATTATTCTGCTCTTCTCCAGAAGGAAGGTTTGCAATCTCGTACGATTTTGTACCAGTCACAAGATAATCAAAAACGTTCTTTCCATTATCGTCTTCATACCGCAGAAAACAATCTACATTCATAACATTTAAAAAGTTATTAATGTTTTTGCACAATTCACTAGAATCGATTGCCCGATCAAAGAGCTGCAAAGTAGAGATCCGCATATCACCGATGTAATGCTTGGAAGAAGAGATGAGCTTAATAAGAAGTTCCTTTTCCGTAAAATATGTGTCAAGCAGAACACAAACGCCATGCTCGCTACATTCGTGTCGATACTTACTCAGCAAATCAATCATGTTATCAACAAGAGCATCAGTGTCGCAATACTTCGACCACTTTTCTCTCAGGTCACTTTTTGTCATTTTTTTCGGCCTCCTTAAAAAGCTTAGAAATCTTATTGATGATGCAATTTATTTTTGTTTCGCTTAAAATTTCACTTACGTCGTCCTCATAACTACCTCTTAAACTACGGAACAATCTATTGTATTTGTCTGAATAAAACAATACATATTGTCTACCTCGTACTTCCGTAATAAAATGGTCAACAATTCCAAGCTCGTTTACGATTGCCTGCAATGTTCCACGTAACTTTAGATCGTAAATAAAATATCCATTTTTGCATTTAACAAACGGATATTTATTTGCGTTCAGAACATCTACTGTGATTTGCCGCACAAACGGTTCTGGATATTTTACAAATATATCATCAATTTCATGCACACCATATCTGCGGTGTTGATAATAAGTACATGTATTTTTAGCCTGTTCGCTATTGATATCGCACGACCAATAACCATTACCGCATACTAAATTTGCAGTATATTTTTCGGTAATATTGTACGAGCTGCCTTCCACAAGTTCGTAGGAACGAACTTTCTCTGTTTTTGCATGAGCAACCACCATATGTTTGCATTTGAGGCAATCTCTTTTTGCTTCTTCTTCTGCATAATGCTGTTCAATACTTTCTGGATTGTTTTCAATAAACGCCCCACAATAAGCACACTGAACTTTTCCTATTCTTTCGTCGTCTCGTATGGCTAGTATTTTCGCAGATGAGATATCATAAGAAAAGCCAAGCTCATCTTCCTCGATATGATATACGTTGTCTACATATGTGGCTTTCTGCCACTCATAATTTGCACCTGGTGTTGCTCTAAGTAAAATTTCCATAAGTTTTCCTTTCTATCGTTGCGATTCGATTTATTATAGCGGGAACAACTGTAACGTTCCGTCGTCAGCATACACAGTCATATTGTGGAAACGGTCATATATGAATTTTATGTTGTTCTCTTTCATAAATTTTTCTTTCTGTTCCAGTTTAGGCATGCGTTTAAAGTGTTTAATGATTTTACTCTTACGCATAATTATCAACTCCTTTGTTATGTTAATAAAAGGCCCCTGACCTTTTACAGTCAAGGGCCTTATTTGTTATTTAGGCATCCAATGCACTAAGCATAGCCTGAAGCTCTTCAACAGACTTGCCCTGCAGCTCTGCATCCTGCTTTTCAGCAATCAGATTCTGCAGCTTGTTTCTCTGTTCACGACGCATCATAGCGTTCTGCCGTTCTTCGGCCTCTGCAAGCTTGGTCTTTACCATGTGCTTGACAATTTCGATCTTTACATCAAGGATGGTTTCCTCGGTAGACTTAGTCGTCAGCAGACTTTCTTCCTTTGCCTGCTTGACTTCTGCGTTCAGGGTCTTGTATACAGTGTCAAGGTTCTGAACACTGAGATCCCACAGGTCTTCAACAGAAATCATTCCCTTAAAGGGGAAGCGGAGCTTCTTGCGAGTTGCCAGTTCGAACAGGTTGTTAATCTTTTCCATAATAATTATCTCCTTTTTTATTATTAAAATTTGATTCTCATAATTCGTTCGGTTTGACCCTTAACCTTAACAATTAGGTCATTTCGTTTCGTGGAGCTAAAGCCAAGACCAGAAAGCTGATCCGCAACAGATTCCACAGACATCTTACCACCAAGAGCTTCAAAGACTCTCTTGTGCTGGGTAAGTTCATTCTTCAGGAATTCATTATAGAATCCGTTGGGAGTTTCATCATTTACACAATCCTTAAGCATAAACATGTAGTGTTTATGACCAATGCCCTGCTGTTCATCCCAATAGTTAGGAGAATACATCATGACCGTAACGGGAACAAACTGGTTTGTCTTCAGATTCCATACATCCTTAGAAGAAACGTTAGAGGGAAGCATCTCTTTAATGGAGAAGTTTCCGTTTGCATCCAGAGTAACTTCTGCAACAGGAATCTCCTGCTTGCTGTGCATAGTTTTGCTATAGTCGAAGGAGTATACAGTTCCGTCAAATTCGATTTCTGCTCTGAATCCGTGCTTTGCACTACCAGAAAATTGCTTCACATAGAAGTGATATGTACCGGGATGCATTGTCTTTCTGTTAGCCCATGTGATATTTTCAACGGCAACTCTGCCACCGGGACTAACAATATCAACATCAAGCTGTCCCTTCGTGGGAGAATAGCCAGGCTTTCTTGCGGTACTGCCGTAATAGATATGATAACCACTTGTTTCAATGCAGTGTGCATCAATATCACAGTTATCGTTTCCATCTTCATTCCACTGAATAGAGAATCTCATGTCACCATCTACCTTGCCGCCTGCATTCTTAACCCGTTCCTTTATATCACTGTCAGTGATGTTGCCGCTGTATGCCCAAGAGAAAGGATTATTCCATTTGAACATCGTCGGTGCATTTGCATTCTTGGGGGCAATCAGAGAAACCATGCTAGGTGCATGTCTATTTTCCAGATATGCTTCAATAGACTTTGCAGTGGGGAGCACATCAGAGATAAACTTCTCAATAGAAATCTCTTCAACTCTGGAGAACTTCTTCGGAGAGGAAGTAACTTCCGCCATCATCTCACCAAAGACATCCATCGCACCGTTAATTCTCTTGGCTGCATCCCGGTTGGAGAACAAAATGTTGTTCACACTGATATCATCCAGAGTTGCAAAGCGACGGGGCAGAGATTCCATGTATCCCAGCTCAGTAATGGTCTTCTGTGCGTCTTCAAGCATCTTCTTAGTAAAGATTGCCTTAGGACGCTTGTAATTTGCAGGTGCAGTCATAACCTCGTACTTTTTAACTGCAACCTCAAGGTCGGTTCCATCACTTACATCTACCAGCAGAGTGCCAATACTATGATTACGGATACGACCAACAGTCATGCCTGCTGCCTTAGCATTTTCCCATGCAAAGTTTTCCTTTTCCTTGTTGGAGAGAACGTCATAGGCTCTCTTGTACTGAAGGAACTTCTGAAGAACAGTTTTCCATTCTTCACCCTTGTACAGAGTATTGGAAGCAATCAGTTCCAAAATGGTCAGAACTGCATCTTCGCTAATTTCATCAAGAGAACGCTTAAACACATTTCGTGTATCCCTGAAAGAACCCTGAATATCTCCAACAGAACGGCTGGAATGGTCAACAAAATTATTGGGAAGATCCAGATAGAAGTGATCCCAGGTAATTACATTGCCACCTTCCAGAGTTTCATGGTTTCTGTTAGTGCCAACGGAATTAAACTTGCTGACATACATATTGGTAACTGACTTTGCTTTCAGATACGCATCCAGTGCATTGATAACAGTCTGCCAAGTTTCGTCGTCAACAGTGAATTCCCACATAGTGCGAATTTTGTTGTTCTTGATTGTGACCGCATTACCGATTGCCTTAATGAAGTGACGGCAACAGTTACAATCAAATTCTCTTCGCTCTCTGTAAATTTCGTTGGTGCCTGCGGGGAAGCTGTCGAGGTACAGATTCCAGAATTCATCCTTGTCGATTTCGATTTCAAACAAGGTGTCTGCGTCCTTTACCATATCGGCAAAGTTCTTCTGAAATAGCTTCTTGAATTCAATAAATTCCATATTTTTGCCCTTTCTTTTATATATTTGTTTGCTTTTAACAAATAAAGCCACTGAATACTTCAACCTCATTATCTGCAAGGTTGTTGTCTACCTTTGGACCATAGTTAAGCAATATCATAGACACACTCATCCTTAGGTCGCTTTCATATTTATGAGGTATTGTTTCTTTATAATGCTTAAAGAAACCACTTTGAATATTTCTTGCTACATTTATCTTTGTGCAGTCATAGTTACATTCGCCGGGGACAATATCCCATAGCAGACGCAATTGCATCATAGAGTTCTGTCACACCGTAATTTTTATTAAGCACTTTGAGTTTCATTTACATTTCCTCCTTTGATATAATTTTCTACTTCCGTTGTCGCTTCTTTCCAGTTATCAGCAGTGCAGTAGAACTGGTCGTTGATGTAGACCTCAAAATGTTCACGTTCTCGCTTAATTTTGTAGGTCATATTGACACCTCCTTTATTCTTCAAGAAGCCGCTCAAGTTCCTTAGTTGCTTCGTTATATGCATTCAGTGCTTCATTGTACTTATCCTGATACTTATTGCATTCGGCAGCATACTTATTAACCTTCGCCTCGGCAGCGGCAACAGCCTTT